CTAATCATCTAATCATCTAATCATCTAATCATCTAATCATCTAATCATCTAATCATCTAATCATCTAATCATCTAATACGCTTATATCAGTGCCCTATTCACTAGGTATCTATAAAGGAATACTGATATGAGCGTATTAGATAGTACCTAGTTCCTACCCTACTACATGCATCTAATGAATATACTGGATAACTAGATGATAATAAGGGCATTATAGGCATTTAAAGAGCACATTATGGCCATGCTATATGGTGTAACACACTGATATGAGTGGTGTATAGTTATACCCAATAACTAATACTAAATAATATTAATATTGGCATCTGTTATGCAATGGCATACACTGTGCCATGCCTATGATTACAATGGTTTAGGTAGGCATGATAAGTTATTAAGGGTAGGTAGGGGGGATTCCGAGAGGTTATGCTAACCCCCTTCTACCGTCGCGGAATCGACTTTGTGCGCAAGAAGAAGAATAGGGGTGAAGCCCCTAAGCTATTGTTTTTGTTGACTTGAATCTTGTGGCTGTGTTAAAATGCCTGTTTTTCTTTGAAATACGGCTATTTATGCCCTATTTAAGTTGGGGAAAGTTGGGATTAGTTTGCTAGGAAAGACATAGATACAGCCCTAACTTCATCTAATTTCACAAATCCCTCTCATAGAAACAACTACCAGTTTGATACCTATCAGTACACCTTTGGACCTGGTCCTCTAGCATATAACTTGCCGGATTAGTGTCTATCTGTTTGGACACGCATTTGTATACCATTTGATCTGCAGTTAGGCAGATATTTGACGGATCTCTCTTCCCATAGGAGGCCAGAGTAAATAGTATTAGTAAGTATTTTGGCATTGTTCACCACTCTCACACTTTTTACAATTATTTCTATTACTTATGCAGGATATATAGCTTTCTAGGGCAACTCTATCGTTAAATAATTCGGAAGTAATCAGACTGAATACATTAATTCCTTCGCCACAACTGAGGCAAGTATAGTGGACCTGTAGCGGCCTATTGCCATAATCAGGATCGCCTATTTTATAAAACAGTACTTTGCTCATTCTTAAATAGCTCCCAAGCTTTTAAGCACGATAATGATTACCAGGAATATTCCCAAAGCTGCGTTCAAAGGTAAAAGGACTGAGTTGATTTTAGCGATCATTTATTTGCTCCTAAGCTTGTTAGTTATAGCTCAGTGTAGCATATCCCCTCTTCTCTCAATACTAATTTCTTCCACCTCTGTAATATTTTCATCCTCTACCGTTTTAAGTACCTTATATCTAGCTCCGCTTTGCACATGCTTAACTAATCTAAAACGGGCCATTTCTCCTGCCTCTTCGGGGCTATTTGCCCTATTGCTTATTGATATATCCGTAGGCCCTGAGAAATAAGTGCAATAGGCCCTCACTTGGCATAGTCGAAGAACTCCAATGCTCCTCGATTCCTAGTAATCTTAGGCATCTCAGTGAAGATGTCCTTCTCCAAGTGGGCGTATATAATAACTGCCCCACTACGAGTTTTCTTATACATCTTCCTTTTATCTCCGTTCTGATTATCAACTACTAGGACATCATTCTCCATAAGCTTGGCACCTAAATCGGTAGCAAGATGCTCTAAGGTTTCAAAGCTGTAGTTAATATTCACACCCTTAAGGTAATAAGCTCGGCACTTTACCGATACTTCTCTTTTCATTTCATTACTCATAAACTCTCCATTATTGATAAACATCTTTCGACTACTTCTAATTTTCTTTCTGCAAGTCTAGTGCCCAGCGAAACTTGCTTAGGTATTGTGATCTCTGTGAGCTCCATTTTCGGCCTAGGAGTATTTGATAGATCTGTCCTATCCCTAACCTCCCTTGCCTCGGCAATGGTTCCTACAATCCGAGCATTGGCCTTACCATTTACCTTATATTGAACCCTAAATTTAGTGTGATCGGCATTCGCTGAGATCCTTCTTTCGATTGTGGAAAACCCTTTCATAAATACTCCTTGTTAAAAAATCATTTATATTGTCGCATTAAATCCATACCACTCTTTAAAAACCACTAAGAAAGCCTTATGTGCTTCTATCTCTGTGAAGTATGTCCCAAGCCCATAACACACACCATGAATAGCTATATTCGAAGTAAACTTACTCGTACGCTTTTCAAAGCTCACTCCTTTCAAATACTTACCATAATTAGATCTATTTAATGTATTCATCTTACGGGTAGTCCACCTACAGTTCTCTTTACTGTATCCAAGACTATTATCAATTCGATCTATCTGTGCCCCAATAAAAGGTATGTCACCCATATCTGAATAAAAGTTTTCGAACTTCTCCCAATCTTCAGATACTGTTACTCCTCGCATCCCATATCTCTTAGATTTTTTATTTTGACATCTCTTCTTCATGTTGTTCCAACACATATAAATTTTAGTACCATACATACCGTGAGAGTACCTAAAGTGTTCTTTTCCTGGCTTAAAAACCATTCTCAAAACCTTTAATAAATACCTCCTATAGTTAAATACGTTATCTTTAGACCTATGCAAGACATACACCCAATAAGAAAAAAAGCAACTCAGATGTAAGATTTACACGGTGCGTATTTACTATTTGTAGCAATAAAGTAAAATGAGAAGTATGAACTTCTCATCACATAACTAGTTGAAATCACATAGCCCTAAATCTGCTAAAATTCACTGTATCGACTTAGTTACCTTTAAAAATTTAATAAAAAGAAATTTAAAGGTAACTAAGTCGATACATTAGTTTTTTAGGGCTAAAATGACGCATATTGAATTTAAGGCAAAATAGCCTAAAATGAATGATTACAATAAGTTACAGTTTTTTTCAGGTATATATTTATACTTGTAACTCATTTTTTAAAATCGTTTTCTTTTTTTTGTTGTTTTTAAAGCTAATGAAGTGTGACGGAAGCAGCGTGTTATTTCTAGGTCAGGGAGAGTTCGTAGAGATTTGAGAAGGTTTTTGTTACGGTGCGAAAGTAAGAAAGAAGTTATGAGACTATCGAAAAAACCAGGACACCGTAACTCAAACTTGAAATAACTATATTCTTCTTTTTTTAAATTGACAATACCCTTACCCAAAATTATCTTAGTTGTACATGAGACTACAGATTAACTAGGAGCAAGAAATGGCAAGACCTAAGAAGGATTATTCATCCTATACTGATTCCCAAATAGCTACATTCATCCCTTTATATAACCTGCTCTATTCGGATATTAAAATATTTCTAATAGACCCCCTAACTAAAAAATTGGTATCTAACTGCCCAATATATAAATATTTAGAAGTAGTGGGCATTAGTCGGTATAAGTTGAAGGAAAGATTAATAGCTAATGAACACTTTGTATTCCCCCACTTCGATATAAATTCTGAAAAAACTCTGGAAATAAAGGAACATAGCTCATTAGGGATTAAAGTCCTCCACCTCAACCTATGTCCAAAGAAGGTAGTAAATGCTTAATGATACGCAAAAAGAACTTATCCTGAAACTAGCTAAAAAGAACGGATACCAGAAATGGGCGAATGGTAAATTTGTAACCTCTAGTGGTTCTACCTCTCTTGCTGGAAGATTCCTGCAAAATATAAATTTCCCTGAAGCCTTGTGGTCCCATTCCACAGAGTTAGAGAGCGTTCTTAAAAGTTTTGACTCATATTCTACAGAGATAGTTTCTTTTTTGAGAAATGCTGAGAAGGTTGAAGCTACTCCTCTCCCAACTATTGATACCTATGTTCCTGGGGATTCTGATAATATTGCCAACTTAGTTCCTTTAATTAACATCGAGCGTAGAAAGGGAGATCCCCTAATCCTTTTGTACAATCCTGAGAACCATAAAGTTCTCCCAAAAATGGATATTCAATACTACCTAACTAAGGTAAATAGAAAAGAGTTAGAGATAGTTGGAGATTCTGAAATCCTGTCCGTGGTTACAGTATTTGACCCTTTTTCCATTGAACCATTTATTTATAAAATGCACGATGGGCTTAACCGTAAAATAGCCCACCTGAATCTATATACTCCCCCTAGATGGCAGAGAACTCCAGTTGCAGCTAAGTATGGGGGGTTTATTAAAACTCTTATAGAACACCTATTTCCGATTGAATTGGAGAGAGAGGCCGTATTGGATTGGCTCCACTATGCTCTTACTCGTAGAAATGGGACAATTCTCTGCCTAGCAGGGCCTAGAGGAACAGGGAAATCACTACTTATGTCTATCATCTCCTACTTAGTAGGATTGGAATATTCTGAGATAGGAAATAAAGAACTCTTGGCCAAGAACTTTAACTCAGCATTTAAAAATAAAAGATTAGTCGTATTTGAAGAGGTAGAGGTTTCAGATTCTACTTCTCTAAATAAATTAAAAGCTCTGGCCAATTCCCGAATAACGCTCGAAGAGAAGGGAAAAGATTCTGAGACAATAGACAACTACACTTCAATGGCAATTTTATTAAATGATGTCTCTCAATTAAAAATAGCTCCACAGGATAGAAGATTCAGTGCTCCTAAAGTGGCCGAGCACGATTTAAGAAAAACTATTCCTGAAATAGAGATCCAAAATTTTTCGGATAATTTAGAGGGAGAGGAAGTATTCCAAGAAGTTGCTGAGTTCGGACAGTTCTTAATTGCTAGAAAACCTGTCAATTCCAATATGTATGCCATTAAGGGAGATTACTACTATTTCCTTTGCTCGCTGGCCCTATCTGAGTGGAAGAATTTTATAATTCGGTACATCTCAAATTGGGGGAGGTATGATGTGCCTCTCAAAATAAGTAAGATGTCTGCGGACTTTAAAGTAAGTCATCCTCCAGTAGACGGGGGAAAGGGCCTAAGATTTCCCGATAAGTCCGAAACCTTTGATGAGTTTCTTAAAGACTACAAACATCGGGGTGAATACTATATTGGGGAAGTGGTTAAGAGTTATGAGTCTGGTAGGGAAGTATTCTCAATAACTCCCAACTCAGATTTCCTAGACTACATTGAAAAACAAAGGGTAGTACCAGGAAAAGTTAAAGCAGATAGAACAAAAACAGCTCGTCAATTAATGGATGAAGCTGATGCAATAGGAGCACTATAATGGAAAGATTAAGTCCTGTTATTTTTGGAGATGGCATTATTGAGGCAGTTTTTGAGTACGAAAATGTCCTGTGGTTTGAAGACATGGATACAAATATAGTTGTTCACCTGTTTGGAGGTGGACCATTTATTTTACTAAACCATAAAGAAGATAGACAAAAATTTAGAGAGGGATACAAAAACGCCATGATGATTAAGTACTTCCCAGAAGAAGTTATTAAAGGGGAGGATTCTCTGTGATAGAAAAATTTCCAAGCCCTAAACCTTTGAATGGAGCCTATACCAAGTATTGGGAAATGTTTATTGCTGATATATCAGATAGGGAAAATCTAAAACTTTCTCACTTGACTCAATTAAAGATTCTCTGTTCGTTATGTGTAGAGTACGATGAGCTAGAAGAGATTATAGAGTTAGAGGGTAGGACGTTTACTTCAGAGGGGAGAAACGGACGGCAAGTTAAGGCCCGCCCAGAGTTGGCCCTACTCAAAAGTTGTATTGCTGAGATAAGAAGCTACTCAAAAATGTTGGACTTAGTTTTAGTTAAAGATAAAAAACTTTCAAATGTGGAAGAAGAAAAAAACGAATTTGATTAAGGGGGATTTATGTCAGATAGAGTATTTTCAATTGTTATAATGGTAGTTCTATTAACAATAACTATTATAGATTTAATTGCGTATAAAAGAGTTGTTAAAAGATTAGAGTTTGCAGAACAGGACATAATAGAAATGGATGAAGCTCTCTGTGAAGATTTCTGGGGTATGGAAGACCTACGCGTAAAAGTACTAGAACTCGAGTGCAACTTAGATATAGGTAAGGCAGTTAAAAATGCAAAATCGAAAAAGTAAGCAAGAAGAGCTGAAAACTTTTCTTAACTCCCAAATACCTAAAGCTAAATCTATGCAAGGGCAGAGAAGGTTTAAGATGATGTATCTTAATAGAATAGCTGATGCTCTAGGGGTTAATTCTTATGAGGTAGTACTGTCAGACCTTACGGATCAGCAGTGTGACCTTGTTAGAAGAGAGGTTTTAGCTTGGAAAAGATGAATACTCCTAGGAAATTAAAAGTCCTAGATCTATTTAGTGGAATAGGTGGCTTCTCTTTAGGACTTGAAAGAACGGGCGGCTTTGAAACAATCGCTTTTTGCGAAATCGATGAAAACTGTAGAGAGGTTTTGTACAAACACTGGCCCGAAATAACAGCGTTCCACGATATACGATATGTTAAAAACGTAGAAGAGATGTATGACATAGACGTAATTTGTGGGGGCTACCCCTGCTCAGGTCATTCGGTAGCTGGTAAAAAAGAAGGATTGAAAAATGAAGCAAGTAACTTGTGGTATGAATATCTCCGACTTATCGGAGAAATTAAACCAAGATATGTCATCATTGAGAACTCACACAATCTTAGAAGTACAGGATTGGCAGGAGTTATCCAAGATCTCTGCGAGAAGGGCCTTAATTGTGAATGGCAGATTTTTTCTGGTTACGGAATTGGTTCCCCACATCAACGGGAAAGAATTTACATCGTGGCATGGAGAAACGACATACCCTACCCCGACCCGTTTCGATCATGGCCGACCTATTCTAAAAAAGAGGAAACCAAATCCGAGTGGTGGGCAAAAAGACGGTTTGAGAGAAACCCTTTGTACGGACAAATCCCAACGCTTGAATCCAAAACTGTTAGAACTGATGATGGGTCTTCCAATAGACTACACATTAGTGGAATTGAGGAAAGAATTAAACAGTTGGGAAATTCTTTAGTGGTAGATATTGTATATGAAATCGGAAAAGGAATTTTAGCTAGTGAGGCACAGCAATGGCTTTAGAAAACCCCTTCGATATTGTAGACGAAGTAAATTTATTTGAAGCCTATAACTATGCTCAAGAGATTGTTTCTGGTGAGAAAATTGCCTGTAAATATATTATTGGAGCTTGTAACAGATTTTTAAAAGATATTGAACTAACTAAAGACCCAACTTCAAAATATGTTTTCGATTCTGAGTATGCTGAAAGATATTTAAGACTAGTGCAGAAGTTCGAACACTACATCGGTACTTGGGAAACCCCCACTATTAAATATGAGTCTTGGCAAAAGTGGGCATGGACCTTTGCCCTTGGATTTAAACATAGAAAAGATTTAAGAATTCCCAGATATAGAACAATCCACATAGAGGTCCCCAGGGGATGCGCCAAGTCAACAATGGCATCTCAATGTGCTTTATATTTTCTCGGCCTTGAAAAGAATAGAGCAGGGGAAAAAATTGCTTGCTTTGCAACAAAATCCTCTCAATCGAGAATCATTCTAGACGGTTCAAGATCAATGGCCCGTAAATCAGAACAATATTTAAAAGCCTCTGGAGTAGAGGTATTGGCCCATAAACTTGTAGACAAAAATACAGACTCAGAAATGATCTCAATGTCATCTGAATCTAAATCAATGGATGGTTTGAACTTAAGAGTAGCTTTCTTAGATGAGCTACATGCTATGAGTAGAGCTCTATTTGACGTAATCGTATCAGGGCAAAAGAAAAGAAATGACTCATTAACAATATGCTGTACTACAGCAGGATTTAATACAGATGGGGTCGGCCACAGCCAATCACAATATGCCAAGAAAGTTGCACTAGGGGAAGTTGAAGATGAGACTTTCTGTGCGATTGTTTATACGATTGATGATGGTGATGATTTATTTGAAGAAAGTACTTGGAGAAAAGCAAACCCTAATTACGGGGTTTCCGTAGATCCAATTGCATTTGAAGCTACTGCAATTAAGGCTCGTGAAGTTCCTTCTGACCTTGCAAACTTTAAAGTTAAATCGCTGAATGTCTGGATCTCCGAGGGAAGTGCATATTTCGATGTGGCTAAATGGGATGAGTGTGCTGACCTGACTTTAAACATTGATAACTTCAAACAGAAATATTGTTACTCAGCAATCGACTTGGCTTCAAAGGTGGATTTAACTTCCTTTGGATTTTTATTCAGAGAGAATAGACATTACTATTTCTTCGATAAATCTTTCATCCCCGAAAAAACCCTACAAGAATCTAAAAATGCATTGTTTGATAATTGTGTCGGGGACGGGTACTTATTTAAGACTCCTGGGGAAGCAATAAATTACCCCATTCTTGAAAAAGAATTTGAAACCGAAATAAAAAAATTGAGGAATCATTCAACTCACTTTGATCCTTGGAACGCTGTGTCCTTCTCTCAAAGCATGGAAAAGAAAAATATAAATATGGTGGAATTTAGAATGAACGTGGCCAACTTCTCAGAGGCCATGAAAACACTTGATGCGCTAATCAGAGAAAAAAGAATATCACATAATGGATCTCCCTTACTACGATTCTGCATTGGAAATGTGATTGCAAAACCTGATGCGGCTGGTAACGTCTATCCTCGCAAAAGCCATGAGAGTTTGAAGATCGATCCTATCATTTGTTTGCTTATGTGTTTGGCAGGGTGGATTCAAGAGAAGGAGGAAGAGAGCAGATATGCGGACCACGGAATTCGTTATATTTAGGAAGCTTTAAAGTAACTGTTCCTGAATTCCAAATTTGGTGTATTTTATTAATCCTACAATTTTCTTTCTCGGATGCTCCAGGATTAAATTTACCTCCTAAAATTTTAGCTAGTTCTTTCCTCCTAAATTTAAACTTAGATACTCTTTTATCCTTATACACATAGTGAAGTGTGCGGTTTTCAGTGACATACTGAAACCCGTTTTTGTAGTATGCTCCACCCTCAAATTTATCTAGATCAACATAACTCACTAAATCTTCCAATGGATTTGATCTCCTCCAATTAGTCAGTAGTTTTGAAAATCCTCCAACAACTGAGGTATCTATTTTATTTGCCATTCTCTGAAGTTCCCACCCGGAATACCCCTTCTTAAATGCCATTAGGCAAACTAGTTCTCCATCGTAGTTTAACCCAAGATAAGTTGAAGCAGAGCCACCACTTCCCAGAAGGTGATTTTCATCTAGAAATATTGTCGCTTTGTCAGAACTTACCTCTATTAGTAAACACTTTCTCGCGTATATTTTAGTGATATCCTTATTTAGAACATTCCTTAAATAGGCTTTGACTACTTCCTTGTTATTTTTAAACTCATCTTCCCAAATTTGAATTACTCTTATTCCCTCTCTATTGAAAGCCCTTCTTTTATTCGTGTGGTAATTAGAATCCTTAGTCCTAGATGAGTGGAAATGCAGTCCGTTATACTCAATTGCCAAATTAATTTCAGGGAGGAAAATATCTGCTTCAAGATTACTTAGTAATAGTCCTGTCCAGTTCCTTAAAATTACCCCTCTGTAAATCTCTCCAATATAACTGGCTAAGACCTCTTCTCCCTTAGAGAAGTTTACAGCACATTTTGGACAACCCATAACGCAGCCATGCGCATGGTCCTTCCAATTCTGTAGAAAACTCCCGTGAGATGGGCAGACAATATTCAAATTTTCACAATATCTAGTATCCCAATCAACTAAGGAGTAATCATATTTACTACTGTATTTCTTATTACAATAGTCCAACCACTCGCCAAATTTTAAACTTAGCCTAACAGAAGTTTCATCTCCCTTACATTTAGGACACCCTACATTTTTTGTTACTTGGTCGTAGTACAAACTAGCAAATTCCCCATGTGTGCCACACACACCAGTTATTTTGGAGTGTGAGTCTTTATATTCTTTTCCCAGATATGGGAAATCGTATCTGTCCCCGTAAATTTCCAGTAAGGTTTTAGAAACTTTGTCAATAGAGTTTCTTCTTAAATCTGCCCCATAGTCTCTGGAACATTTAAAGCAAGCCCTATTTTCAGATCGGGTGAAAAATTGCCTAACAGTTTTAGAGAATACTCCGTGAGTAGGGCAACTTAAATTAAGTGTCAGATTATAGTTAATAGGGCCGACACATTCTGAAACAATACTAACACCTAATTTATAAGCTCTGACCAGAACTCTATCCCAGGTAATTCCCTTGCTGGAAATTATCGCAGAAGTAGTTCTCTCCCTACCACATTTAGGACACCCCCTTTTTGTCGAAACATGAGAACTAGGGGTTTGGGAAAAATCTCCATGGATTTTACACCCTATAATAATATTATAGTCATTCCTGATATACTCCGATTTAGAGTAGTCATAAAGATCCCCGTGAACTTCAACGGCTCTTTGCAACATAGTGGCGGTATCCACCACTCGAATCTTATTTTTCAAATTATCCATATCTTTACATATTATACCAAATACTCTTTAATTACTATAGGAGGCCTAGATATGGGTCAATTAATTGATTTAAAAAGTGTTAAAAAATCTCTCACAATAAACAACAAAGTAAACAATGTTGCCGAAATTCTTCTTTACGATGATATTGGCGAATCTATGTGGGGTGGAGTTTCTGCAAAAGCATTTAAAGATGCCCTAAACCAGATCCCTGCCAATACTAAAGAAATACAACTCCGAGTTAATAGCCCAGGAGGAAATGTTTTTGATGGAATGACCATGTATGAGCTATTGAAATCGGAAAAATCTAAGGGGAGAAAAGTAGTAGCCTATGTAGATGGGCTAGCAGCTTCAATAGCTTCTATCATTATATTAGCAGCAGATGAAATCATCGTTGGAGATGGATCTATGGTTATGATCCATAGACCTCTTGTAGGTGTTTACGGAAATTCTGCAGAACTAGAAAGAATGATTAATGTTCTAGATAAGATCGAAGAACAAATGATAACTTTGTATGCTAAGAAAACTGGATTAAGTAGAGCAGAAATTTCTAATATGCTAGCTGCTGAAACTTGGATGACTTCTACTGAAGCTATCGACATGAAATTTGCAGACAGTAATTTTAAAAATTGTGACACTCTCCACATTGCAGCTTCAATGATTGAGAGATCTACACACTTTAATAAAAAACCTCAAATGAAAAATGCAGATGTACTTGTCAAAAACAAATTATCTGAGTTTAATAATAAAGCGAAAGAATACTTAAAAAGTAAAAATATAAAATAGGGAATTAACTCGCATACCGCGCAGCTAGACCTCTAGTTATTTAACAACCAAACGATAGGAGATACTAATGAATTTGGCACAAATGAAAGAACGTCTAGCAGTAGTTCTAGCAAAGCTAGAAGAACTGAATGCAGTTGAAAATTTCAACGATGAAATTGTAAACGAAATCAATGACTTCAGCTCAGAATTTGAAGGATTGAAATCTAAAATCGAAGCTAAAGAAAAAATGGAAGTAGTACTAGCTGCTAGTACAATTCCAGCTCGTAAAGTTGCTCCAGAAGCAGTTACTAGAGCAGAAGTTCTTCCAGCAAGAACAGATAAAAACGGTGGATTTAAATCTTTCGGAGAATTTCTTGGATCAGTAAAAAATGCTGCTAACGGAAAATTCGATAAGAGATTTGACAACACAATGTTTGAACGCAATGGGGAAGATGGAGGATTTTTAATTCCTGAAGAAATGTTAGGAGAAGTATCTAAAAAACTTCAAGCAGATGAATCTCTTCTTTCTAAAACTAAACAATTTCAAGTTGCAGGAAACTCTCTTTCAATTCCTACTGATGAAACATCTCCTTGGTCTGGTGGTGTATCTTGTCTATGGGCATCTGAAGGCGGTCAATATACGGCTTCAAAAAATAAATTTGGGGTTGCATCTTTAAAACTTCATAAACTTACAGCTTTAGTAACTATCTCAGACGAGCTTCTTGAAGATAGCACAGCCCTAGAATCATACATCAAAACTATGGCCCCAGAAGCAATCATGCACAAAGTAAACTCTGCCATCTTAACTGGTGACGGTGTAGGTAAACCAAAAGGTTTATTGAATGCTGGGTTTAAAATCGCAGCTCCTAAAGAAGGCGGCCAAGTTGCAGCTACTATCGTAGCTCGTAACGTAATTAAAATGTACTCTTCTGTAATTCCTTCAGCTCGCGCTGGAGCAGCTTGGTACATCAACGCTGGTTGTGAAGAACAATTAAGAATGATGAAAGATGATCTTGGAAACTTTATCTACCTTTCTCCAGGTTCTCAAATGAACCAATCTCCTTACGGTGTCCTTTTAGGATTGCCAGTAATCCCTTTAATTGGTTCTATGCCAGCTTTAGGAGATGAAGGGGATATAATCCTTGCAAACCTTGGATATTACTACACAATCGTTAAAGCTGGTGGAATGAAACAAGCAGTTTCTTCTCACTTGTACTTTGATAGAGATCTTCAAGCTTATAAATTCAGCTTACGTTTAGACGGTCAATGTCCGTTCAAAACTCCAGTTGTAACTGAGTTTGGAAATCACTCTATGTCAGCTATCGTTACTCTTGCTGATAGACACTAATTATTAATGGCCCTCTTAATTGAGGGCCTCTTTCTAAAATGAACTTAACTTAATTGGAGAATATATGGATAACAATTTTTTATTAGAAGAAAACAATGCCAAGGTAGCGTTTGGTCCTGTAGACATGAACGCAGCAGCTATTACTGGTGCTAGAATTAAAATGGACGAAGCTAAAAGATGCTCAGTTGTAATCAACATGGGAACATCTGCTCTTCCGGCGGTAGTCCAATTCACACTTAAACAACATAATGCTGCAGCAGCAGGGACTTCTAAAGTTCTAGCAGTAGCTAATAAGTATTATGTTAAGTCTGGAGCAGCTATAGCTTTTACTCAAGTAGATCCAGGTGACGTTGCAGCTTCTCTTTATGACCTTTCTACGACTTTTACTGCTGATGACGGTTTAGTTGTATTCGAAGTTCTAGATAGCGACCTAGACGTAAACAATGGATTTGCATGGTTCTCAGTTGATGTTGCTATCTCTACAGCAGCTAAATTGGCCGGAGCTGTTTACATCTCTGATGCAATCCACCAACCAGCTTACTCTAACGATATTTAATTAGTAGTCATACTAGATAATAATAGTTAAATTAGGGGATAAAGAAATTTATCCCCTTTTTGTATGGAGGTACTATGAAATTAAAATTTAATAGCAATGTTACTGTAAAAGGAACTGTCTCTTTCGAAGAAGGTAAAATTTACGAAATAGATAACTCTCTTGGCTCTGCTTCAATGTGGATTAAAAGGGGAGTTGCTGATGAATTTTCTGAGGAAGAAGAAGTTGTAATCAAACAAGTACAAGAAGAAGTTGTAATCAAACAAGTACAAGAAGAAGAAGAAGAAGAAGTGATTGTCGATGAGTCTCTAGATGTTCTAGATGTTCTAGGTGGATCAGAAGAAGTTGCCATTGTAGAAGTTAAAGAAGAAAATATGAAAGGTAAAAAGCTTAAGAAAGGAAACTAATAAATGAACTTTCTATCATTCTTCAATAGAGTAAAAGAAAAATTTATAACCCCCATTAGACGCTCTATCGGAATGTCGGGGGGAAGTGTAGTCAGTGACGATACAGCAATGCAAGCATCAGCTTTCTATCGTGGGGTTGTCTATATTTCAACCCAAATTGCTAAACTTCCTTGGGAAGTTAAAGACGCGGATAATAATATTATTGATAATGATATTTCGTACCTATTGAATGGAGCTCCGAATGAGGAGATGACTTCTTTTGGATTGAAATTATTTCTTATCCAAACCGCGATTGTTCGTGGAAATGGTTATGCAGAAATTGTTAGGGATATGAGTGGCCGTCCAAGAGAATTATGGCCCATAAACCCATTAAAAGTTTTCCCAACTAGGGATGCTGATGGGAAACTTTGGTATCACATTGTTAGTGGTGGAGAGGATAGTGCTGATACTATGCTCCGACCGAGAGATCTTTTTATCGTTAGAAATTTTCACACTAAAGACGGTTTTCAAGGGCAGGGAGTTGTTGGATATGCAATGGATACTCTTGGTATTTCTCTTGGTGCGGATAAGTTTGCAAATGCTTTGTTTGCTAATGGTGGGATGCCTAGTGGTGTTCTTCAGTATCCTGGTAGATTGGACGATGAAGCTTTCAAGAGATTAAAAGAATCTTGGAGCAATAGTAACGGTGGAAGAAAAACAGGTCAGACAGCTATTCTAGAAGACGGTGTCACATATAGCCCCATTTCACATGCACCCGATGTTCTTCAATTCCTTGAATCAAGAAAATTTAATGTTGCTGAGATTGCCAGATTCTTAGGTGTACCACCTACCAAACTTTTTGATTCACATGCTGCTAAATATAACAACATCGAGCATTCAAATCTAGAAGTTGCCACGGATACTCTAGATTCTTGGTGTCGTAATTTAGAATCTGAAGCTGATATAAAATTACTTAATGGAAACTATAAAGGGTATAAAACTAAATTAGATTTATACGCTATCTTTCGTGGGGATATGGCAACTAGGGCAACATACTTTAATACCATGATGCAATCTGGGGCAATCACTCCGAATCAAATTAGACTCCAAGAAGGGTTGGCCCCGTATGTCGGTGGCGACAGGTATTATATTGCATCAAACAATTTCACGCCGGAAGATAGGCAAGATGAAATCATTGATGCTCGTTTAGTTCCTAAACAAGTAGCTGCTCCAGTCACACCAAAACAAGATCCGGCAAAAGCTGAATCAGAAATAGAGATTGCAGCTAAAAAAAGATTATTAGAGATCCTAAAAAAAGACTAACTCGCTAAAGCGCAGTAGGTGGAAAATTTGGATAATGTTACCCTCTTAGCTTTGGTAGACGCTTTAGTCGAAGACGCTATTAAAAAAATTGATATGCCTGAAGTTCTTACTGGTCCAAGGGGGATCAAAGGTAAAGACGGTAATGATTTCAATCTAGAAGATCACGCAGAAGAAATATCCAATCTTATAATTTCACACATACCTAAAACATTTGAACTATCCGAAGATCAGAAAGCAGAGTTAGTCGGACCTCGTGGACGAGATGGTAAAAATGGTGAAGATGGTAAAGATTACGATTTAGAAGTTTTAAAAGAAGCAGTAACAAATACAATATTAGAAATACGAGACACCTTAAAATTAAAATTTAATGATTTACTGGAAGAGGATATTGAATCCTTGAGAGGTCCCCGAGGGCTAAAAGGTAAAGATGGAAATGATTTTATCTTTGAAGATAATTCAGAGGCCATAACTAAAATAATCTCTAATACGATAGACCAAAATAAGGATCACTATAAATTAAAATTTTGTGACCTAACAGAGGAAGAAACTGAGGGCCTACGAGGACCTAGAGGTCAAAGAGGAAAAGCTGGTAGAGACTTCTCACTAGACGACTCAAAACCCTTTATTGAAGAATCCCTAAAAGAAATATTTCAAGCTAATTCTGAAGACCTTAAATTAAAATTTATTAATCTCACAGATGTAGAGAAAGACAGTTTAAAGCTAAAATTTGATGACCTAACCTTTGATAACAAGTTGGAATTAAAGGGGGCAAGAGGTCAAAAAGGAAAGCAGGGAACTCAGGGAGAAAGCATAGTTGGCCCTCGTGGCCCTATCGGTCCAGTTGGTCTGCGAGGAATGCAGGGACTCCCCGGAAAAGACACAATTGCTTTTGATGGAAAAGATGGAGCAAACGGGAAAGATGCTCCAATAGTTGAAGATGTAAAATTACTAGATAATAAAGATTATATCGCTCTAGAGTTTAACTATAGCGATGGAAGTTCTGTTAAAACTAACGAGATAAAACTTCCATTAAAGTCTGCTACTAATATATATAATTCATCTTTTGCTTCACCTCAGTCTGCTGCAAATGTGCTGCTTTCCGGGGTAGTGTGTGACCCTTCAGTGTATGTAGGGTCTGCAGTATATATTGATAATAGTGGAACAGCCTTTAATGCAATAGCTACATCTATGGCAACTTCAAATGTTATAGGGATAGTGGAAAGTAAGCAGGGGTCTGGGCTTTGTACAATAAGGTTTTTAGGGGTATCTGGAAATATTTATTCGGGGTTAGACACTACCCAAGAATATTTTTTAAGTGATACAGTACCAGGAGCAATAACAACGGCCATAATAAGTTCTGGGAATATCATATTAAAGTTAGGTCAACCTTTTAGCAGTTCCTCTTTCCTTGTACTTAAGGGAACAAGGATATTAAAAGTATGACAATCATAAGAAAACCTCTAGTACTAATTGGCAATGATATAAAAGAACTTCCAGTTGACGATAGCCTAGATATATCGGCCTCCTCACTAAGAATTATTAGAATAGCTACTGAAGGCATTGTATCTGGGGAATTAGTTAAATCCGATTCCCCTACAAATGTTAGCCTTGCCAATAATGACCTATTATCGAGGGATGCAGTTGTTCTTGGAGTTGCTGTAAATAGTGCATTGGCAGGAGAGCAAGTAGTCATATTACTGATGGGAGTTCTTTCAAATACTGCCTACTCAATCGTCACTTTAAATACTTTGTTATTTTTAGATGTTGCAGGAGGAATAACTGATGTACGGCCAGTGGCCCCAGCAGCAAAATACTTAACCTCTGTGGGGAAATCCCTCGGGGGAAATTCTATATTCATTCAAATATCTGACCCAAGAAAATTATCATAGGAAAGCATAATGGCAACTACAACTAGAAAGAAGAAAAAAGCAGTAGAAGAGAAAATTTTAAGCCCAGATGAGCATAGAGCAGTAGAGAAAATGCCACTAGTAATTGAAAATGCTAAATTGCTTATGGCATTAGAAGAACAAGCTTTGAAAAATATGTTGTTAGAGCTACGACTGCTAGAGCAAAAGATAGAGAAACAGAAAATAATTGTCTCAGAACGTCACTCAAGATACAATTCTGAGAAGGAAAGATATGGCCTAGTTATTGGCGATATTATGAAAAGCCACAAATTAGACAGTGAGAAATTTAGTTATAATAATGATACAAGATTGTTAGGAATAGACGATAAAAAATAAGGATATGGTATGCTAGTAACACTATCAGATATGAAATTGTATTTAGGAATAACGGACACAACTAAGGATACTTTCCTAAACCAACAAATAGCTTTAATCTCGGATACGATTGAAGCTTACTGCTCCAGAAAATTTGCTTCAACTCAATATATTCAAACCTTCTACCGAGAAGAATTAGAGGATTTGGGATTAACAGTGAATGAGGTAGTGTGCTACCACTTTCCACTTATCTCCGTAGATAATATTATTACTAAACAACTAGACACCGATGTAGGAGAAGCTGTAACAGATTATAGAATTCACAAACCTTCTGCAAAAATAATTAAGAAAAGATTTCTAACCTCATATACTCTTCCTTTATTTTATTATGGGAATAACATCTTAGAAGTAACCTATACAGCAGGATACGCAACCATCCCTGCGACAGTAACTCAAGTTGTTTATGATCTTGTTAAAGAGCGATTTAATAAAATGACAAACGGTATTGATTTAAATTTTGGATCAGATGTTCAAAGCATTGCTATCCCAGGAGTAATCAATATTCAATATGATTTTAAATTGCAAAATAATAAGAGAGATTCTGCTTTTGGAGTTATCTTAGGGAATAGTGCAAACGTGCTAGATTTCTATAGAAGTGAGAGAGCAGTAGTAGGAAGCTTACGATTAGCTTATGTAGAATAAGGATAATTTTATGGTAGATAGTTTGGCCAATGCTTTTAATTTAGTTACAAAATTACATTCTCGGTCAGCTACCATTGAACGCCCTGGTTCCTCGGAGCTAGTCAATGGAGTAGTTCCATCAATATCAGCTAGCTTGACTTCAAATATCTCGGAAGGACTAGTATATATCGAGGGGGTCAGAATAGTTATCCCGATTACCTCCAATACCTATACTTTAAGTAAAGACACATATTTGGATATTACACCAATTGGAATTTTAACTTTTATAGAAGTTGCTAATGGTACTGCTGCTCCAGCAATCACAGCATTAAATATTAGGATAGCTAAAATAGTTACTGATGCAACATCAATAACAAGTGTAGTGATGCTTAGAACACCTAAAGCTATCTACAAAATAAATCCTGTAAATATTAGAATCACTCCTGGGAATTATTCTAGAAATCTCGGAGCTCCTGAAGAAATAATAATAACTGGAAGAGAGTTTGTTATCTCTAAGAAGAACTTAGATGAGGTCTATTTTCCATCTTTAAAGAGAGGGGATAGAATAAAGGACTCAGAACTAGGGTATATAATTCTGTCAGACATAAATGAGATGTATGGATTCGGTGGAAGCATTATCGGATACCGAGTGAGATCTAGCTGATGGGGAATGCAAGTGTAACTTTTGAAGTTTATGATGGTGGGAAACTTAGACAAGATTGGACTATTGAAGCTGACTTAACTAACGAACTCACGTTAAAAGATTTAAGAAACACCTTAAAGTTAATGATAATTGAAACGGCCAATGCTACCTTCGAAGAAGAACTAGCACTAGGGTTTGATAAAGGTGCAACAGTATTTGTAGATAAAAACCCTAGAAAACTTTTAGCCGATGTAGACCCTTTCGGAAGAGTTGATATAGTAGCTCGTCAAAATATGTCTGAAATTTTAATGTACATCTACAATAAAATTATAGAAAAATCTCCAGTTAAAACTGGAAAATATATAAGTGAAAATGTCGTGTTCGTAAACAACATACAAGTTGCGGATAATCCAGCTCAGTTAAAATCCTACCTGGAGGGTTTAGACTTTCTCAGTAAGGATAAAATACGATTTGTGAACTTGGCACCGTATGCTAGAAAATTAGAAAGGTACGCTGTGACCAAAGATAAAAAAGCCGTACCTAAAATTAATAAAAAGAAAGATAGAAGCTATTTAGGATCTGACTCCTTATTACCAAATGGTGTTTATGCTTTAACCTCTAGGCTGGCCATATCTCAATACGGGAAGAATGCCTTTATACAGTTCTCCTTTATTGATGGAGAACAAATAAGCGGAGTAGCTACTTCGGCCAAAGGGGCAGCAATCAATAGATATAAAAACGGTAAAGGTAGTGGTAGAAAGAGTAGTGACAGAACTGGAAAATCTTATTTCTATCCTAGCATTACGGTAAGCGTAATTGGGTCAGCAATCTTAACTCAAGGGGATCTTCAATGAGTAGTCAATATGTGAGAGATTCCATTATAGCCTTTATTGGCACTGAAATCCCTGGAGAAAAGTTAGTGGATTTCACGGCCGAGTTTGAAGAGCTATCCGACTTTCTGGAATACAATAACATTGGGCCTGGAGATAATTGGATTGCGGTCCAGTTTGTCGGGTCAGAAGAGATCCCCGTAGATGTTCGTGGAACAAATACAAAAGGAACTTACCGAGAAATTGGCTTGGTGCATATCCACGTTGTATCGGTTGCCAGATTGGGTGGACACAATGATATACTAACTAGGGCAGAGGCCATTAGAGATAAATTTAGAGGTCAGAGAATTGACACTATTTTAATCGAAAGTGTTTCTCCTCCCAATTTTGGGACAGGAATAGCATTAAACTTTTCAGGTGGATATACTGCTGCTACATTTAATATCGGGTTTCAAAGAGATCTTAATTTATAAGGGGAAAACATAATGAGTTCATCTAACCTCGTCCAAGTATCATTCGTAGAAGAAGTAATAGTAGGTGTAACACCCTCACTACAAGCTTTTTTAGTTGTTCAAGATTTAACATATACTGCAGATGCAATTGGTGAAGGTGGAAACGCAATCTCGATTACATACACAACTGGTGGAGTTGCAGGATCAGAAGTAGTAACAGTTGTAGGAAGTGCAATTTCAGTACAAATAGCTTCAGGTATCTCTACTGCAACTCAAGTTAAAGCAGCAGTAGACTTATCAGTAGCAGCTTCAGCTTTAATATCAGTAGCAATCTCAGGAGTAGGTACAACAGCTCAAGTTTCAGCTTCTCTATTAGAACTACAGAGTGGGATTGGTGATTTAACTCAAGCTAGATTTACTAACGAAAGTTTATCTGCTACACCAGGAACAACTGAATCAAAACAACTAAGAACAGATCGTATGTCAAGTGGACAAGTTGTTACTGGTTTGACAGTGGAAGGCTCGCTTAATTTTGAATTAGCTAAAGAAGATGCAGTAGATAAATTGATGGCAGGAGCAATGTTAAATGCATGGGACGTTCTCGCTCCAGTTACAGTTAATTTAACAATCACAGCAGCTTCAAAACATATCACAAGAGCAACTGGTGATTGGTCCGCAGCTTTAGTTATCGGAGATATTATAACTCTTTCTGGATTCTCAAATGCTGCAAACAATACTCAAGTGCAAATTGTAGAATTTATTTCTCCTACAGTTATTAGAGTTGTAGCTAATGGAATTATAGTAGATGAAGCTGCTACAGCAAACATTTATACTCGCGCAGACAAATTAACAATCGGATCACATATTAAATCTTTTTCAATGGAAAAAGTATTTACTGACTTAACAACTAAAGCTCTTATCTATAAGGGACAAGTTGTAAATGCAATGGATTTAAAAGTTGCTTATGGTTCAATTATCGAAGGAACTTTCGGATTTACTGGAACTAAATACGAATCAGTAAGTGCAGCAGTAGATTTTATTTCATACCAAAAAACTGTCATTCCAGCAGCTACAACTAACTCAATGAACGGTTCAATTGATATGCCTTTCATCAACTCAGATGTTCTTGGAACACTTGATGAAGTTTCATTTTGTATCCAATCAGTAAGTTTGGCTTTGGCAAACAACTACCAAGCTCAAACCTGTATTGGAGAAGCTGCTCCTAAAGCCCACACTCCGGGACAAGCTGCAATCTCAATTGATATGAGTACATATCTTTCAGATGTAAACTGGAGCATCATTGGTAAAAAATTAACTCAAGCCCCTTTTGCTCTTGGGTTCATGGTTAAGAATATCGATGGATGGTACGGATTTTATCTTCCTGCCCTGCAAGTGTCTTTCCCTGACCCTTCAACTGGTGGCGCGAATCAACAAATTTCACTAGCAATGAAAGGAGTCGCTAAGGTCGGAGCTAGCGGAGAGTCTGCTTTAGTAATTTACAGAAGCTAATTAACAAGTGAGAATATTGCTAGGCTTCCTTTTTCGCTATAGCAATTATCACTTACCAGTGATTTCCCTAAAAAAGCCTATTGGCCCTAAAGAAATTTAGGGCCTTTCTTTTCTTGACTATCCATACCTAGCAACTAAAAATAGATCATTGAAATAAAAAATGGTCTTTACGGAGTTGTAAAATGAAAACAAATTTAGATTCTCTCTACAAAACTGATACTAAATTAGAGTCAGAAGGTATCTGGTTAAATCTATCTAGCAATGTAGGTTTCCTTGTTAAAAGATTCGGGGGATCAAATAGCCCTAAAGTTAAAGCAGCTATGGCCAGACTCTATAAACCATTCGCAAGAATGATCGAAAATGACACAATGCCGGAAGCAGAACAGAAAAGAATTATGATTAGAATTTTTGTTGAGGCCTCAGTTATCGATTGGAAAGGAATTGAGATTGATGGAAAACTAACTCCTTATTCTTCGGATATTGCAGTTAAGTTTTTCGAGAATCTTCCAGAAGTATTTGACACAATTATGAAATACGCTTCTGACTATGCTAATTTCAAGGAAGATGTGGGAAACTAATGGCCCGATGGGTTGAATGGGTAAATGAGTGGGGAGATAAAATAAATAGTGGCTGGTATGATAAGCTGCTCTCCCAAGGAAAGATTAAGCCCAAGGATATTCAACCCAACGTAGAGCCTTTTGCGTTCTATAGGGATGCTTTTATAGAGCTATCTACTTGTCGCAACGGGGAAGGGCCAATACCTTTTACATCTCTTCTGGAATACTTTAATATTTACAAAGAAGATGAGGATGACTTTGAAGATTTTCTTCATATTATCCGAGCAATGGACAGTAAGCTATTGGATCACTTAAATGCCAAAAAGACTGCTGTAACTACTCAAGGGAATACTAATGGGTCTTAGAAGCCAAACTAGAGTTATTACAGTTAAAGTCCAGACCGATGGTGAAACTCAATTAAAAAATGTTAATGAGAATTTAAAAACTCTGAACAAGACAGTTAAAGACTCTTCAATTTCTTTCGAAAGTTTGAAGAATAAGTTCTTATCTTTAGCAGCTACCCTAGGACTAGGGTTTGGGGCCAAGAGTCTAATGGAAATGGCAGACTCTATGTCCCTGTTAAGAGATAGAACTGCGTCTATGACAGGATCAGCAGAAATAGCGTCGGTAGTTATAGATAGAATAAGTGAAGCGGCCAATAGAACTAAAACTTCTATTAAAGATTTTGCCCTGACTTTTGAAAAATTGACTATCGCTACAAGCAATCAGAAATTAACTTCTTCTGAAGTAGTGAAGATTACGGAGTTATTGACACAAACTTTTAAAATATCCGGGGCGAGTGCACAGCAACAAACTACCAGTATGAACTTGTTAAATAGGGCATTTGAGACGGGCACAGTAAGGGGGAGAGATTTAAGATCCCTAATGGTAAATAACGAATACCTATTTAGGTTAATTGCCGACAGCATGGGTAAAGCTGGAGTCAGCAATGAGCAATTACTTCTAAAAGGAATACCTGTATCCGATATGTTGCGAATAATGAGTTCCAATATGGGAGACATAAATCGCCATGCCAATGACCTCCAACAAACTTTTGGCCAGACGCTAACTATAGCGATGAATAAATTGACGGTAGAAGCTGGGAAGTTAAATGACGAATTTAAACTAAGCAGTAAATTTGCTGATTTCATGTCGTATATTTTTGAGCATGGAAGTGACATAGCTAAAGCTATTGGAGCTATTGCTGCCGGGATTGTAGTTTACAAATATGCCTTGATGGGAGTTGAGGGAGTTTTAGCACTAATTAATATAGAACTAGCAGGACTTCCTTTATTATTGGGGTTGTTAGTTACAGGGGGAGTTGCCCTTGCAACTAATTTTGATAATTTTGCTACAAAAATATCTAATTCCCTTATAGGTCTAAAAACGTACTTCAATGAAGCATACCTAGGGTTTAGTAATTTAAGATTATCCGTAGCTAATTTCTTTGGGGTAGGAGTAGGCGGAATTGAGAAAGATATTAAAAGTGCCCGAGAGCAACTAGCAAAATTAAAAAATGAAGCAGATGTTAGCAAACTAGCAGCAGAGGAAGCGAGGGGGAAATTTTCTACTCCTTTAACTGCTGGAACTCCTGCCTTAGACCCCAGCCACTACATTACACCTAAGCCTGACTACAATCCCTTAAAAGATATTAAGGACACCAAAGCTGAGATTGGTTTATTGGATGAGGCTTTTAACTTAGGGTATTTAACTGTAGAGACATATAATAAATCATTAGAGAATTTAACAGAACACTATTTATCAGTGGAACAAAGTATTGGAAAAATATCATTTGCTAAACTGACTGAAGAAATGGAAAAGCTAAACAGGTCTAATGTCGGAAGATTATTTGAAACAGGAAAACTAACTCTAAATGAATATAATGTGGCCCTCAAACAATTAGACTTAGCTGACATAACCCGAAAATTTAATGAGGGTAAAGTTTCTGTTCTTGCATACAACCAAGCTCTTCTAAAACTCTCCGACCATTTCGAAGGAAGATCAGCAGCTTTTGTTGGGATTGATAACTATATAGAGTCATCTGGAACGCTTGCACAAAACGTAGCTAAAAATATTACACTCGTATTCAATACATTAGAAAATACTTTTACTGATTTCATCAAAACAGGAACATTTGAATTTAAGAAATTTGCCCAAGCAGTACTAGATGATTTAACTAGAATCATAGTAAGAGCTGCCATCATTCAACCACTGGCCAAAGGGATTTTGGGGGGATTAAATTTCGGTGGGAGTAGTCCTACAGCAAATGGGTCTGCTGACTTAGCAGGAGGAAGCTCTGCTAATTTAGCAGCTAACGGTTTTGCTCCCTATGGTTCAGGAGTTTCAATGTTTGCAAATGGGGGAGTAGTAAGTTCTCCCACGATGTTTAAGTACGGTGCTGGACTGAATGGAGTGATGGGAGAAGCTGGACCAGAAGCAATTCTTCCTTTAACCCGTGGATCTAATGGGAAGCTTGGAGTAAGTGGTGGTGGGACTACAGTCAATATTATAAATAATTCTGGATCTGAAATTACTCAAACTCAATCTACTGGAGCTGATGGATCTAAAGTTATTGATATTCTAATTGCCAATAAAACTAAAGATCTTTTTGCTAGTGGTGGAATGGATAAAACAATGAAACTGGCATACGGTTTAAATCGTAAAGGCGTATAGTTATGGCAGCAACATGGCCCTCAACCTTAGAACAAAAATTAAATGAAAGTGGATTCACTATTGGGTTCCCTGTTTCATATATCGAATCTGAAACTGAAATAGGGCCGAAGAAACGGAGACGAAGAACTACCCAAACGTATGAACAACTATCATGCTCAATCATTATAGAAAAGTCACTTTATGACACTTTCAAAACATTTTATGATGTGACATTGAGTGGGGGTGTTCTGCCATTCGAGTTTAATCATCCTATCTCTGGAGTATTAACTCAATATAGAATGGGAGCTCCATCTTTTACACCTATGGGTGGAACTTATTTTAACCTAAGCATGACTTGGGAGGCTCAACCATAAGTAACGCACTATCTCCTGAATTATTAACTCAACTCTATGGACAAGAAAGTGATGACCCATTCCTAATGTTGGTCACACTCTCTCACCCAAATTTTGTCTCTACTCAGTATTTAGTAAATAATACTGCCAATATTGTTTCTAATTTAATTACCTATACAGCTTTCCCGATGAAAATAACTCTTCCAGTAGATGACGGAGAAACTATTCGGCAAGTTAAAATTGATTTCGATAACGTGGGAAGAGATTTAATATATGAAATAAGGTCTATCACAACCCCAATTTCAGCAAAAATAGATATGATCCTAGCCTCCAACCCGGATCAAGTTCAAGTAACCTTGGATGGCCTGAGCATTAGGAATATTAGTTATGATAAAAGTAAAATATCTGCTGCCCTAGTCCTAGACGACTTCCTCAATACTTCGATGACATCAGAACAGTATAGCCCAAGCGCATACCCGGGAATTTTCTAGTGTACTCCTCCCTAATAGGAGTTCCTTATTTGGAACTTGACTGCTGGGGAATCGCCCGAGAGTTCTACAGATTGCAATTTAACACAGAGCTTAAAAGATATTACGATGAGATCCCTCAAAATCGTGCAATTGCAGAAAATTTAATTTACACTAACAAAGGTGATTTTAAAAAAATTGAAAGCCCTGAATTCGGGGATATTATTTTAATAAAACTCTTTGGAGTAGAATCACACATAGCTATTTATTTGGGTGGTGGAAAGATACTCCACACTTCTAAGAATCATGGATGCCATATCGATTCTCTTAAAAAATGGGAGAAGGTGGTGGTAGCTTTTTACAGAGTTATGAATGATTAAAATAAAATTAAACGCAATAGCTAGTAAAGAAAATACCGTAAAATTTATTCCTGATGAGACTCTGGATAAATTAATAAATAGATCCCTACTAGATTATGGATTAAATCCTGCTGATGAAAAGATCCTTCAATATTTCTGTGCTTTCTTAGACGGAAAAGAGATCCCCAGAGAATTTTGGGAATATTGCTCCGTAGAAGAAAGTGCAGAAATATTGATTGCTCCTGTATTAAAGGGAGGAGATTTTGGGCAGATATTTGGGCAGATATTAGTTTTAGCTGCGGTAGTAACTGCTGCGTACCTCACAGCAGGTATGAGTAATTGGGCAATTGCAGGTATTGTGGGAGCTACCTCTATTGGAGCTACTCTACTCGTCCATGCCTTAATACCTCCACCTATCCCCGGAGGTTTAGGAGGATTCAGTTCTTCTGGAAATAGCTACGCTGACTCTCAGATGAACAGCATTGCTGGCCAATCTAATTCAGTTAAAAAATTTGGAAATGTTCCTAAAGTTTACGGAACATATAAAACTTATCCCAACGTAGCAGCAGCCCCCTACACTGAATTAGAAACTGATGTATCCACGGGGCAATTAGTCCAGTATTTCTATGCAGTTTATGATTTTGGTTTCGGCCCTGCAGTTATTAGCGATATAAAATTAGGCGATACTTCAATTAATAGTTTCACTGATTGGCAAATAAACTTAGTAGATTTCAATAAACCGGCAATCAGCGAAGGTTATTGGGATGATGCCACATCTAATTCTCTTAAATACTATAAGGGAGAAGTGTCAGTTGATTCGACTGCTGCTGCAATTAATTTAAATAAAAATGATGCTGGGACTTCCCCAGATGACTATCAAGTAACTAGATCTGCTGCTGCCAATCCGAGTAGCTATACTCAAGAAATTTCACTAGATTTCGTTTGTCCAAAAGGTCTTTATTGTTTAGGGACTAATGGAGATAGATCTAGCAGGACGATAGAATTAGAAATCTATTTTTCTAAGGTCGGAGCAAATGATTGGAAAGCCTATAATGACCCCCTATACGTTTCATCTTTTCTCTCCGCTGGTGGAACTGATGCTGAATTTAAGTCCTCAAAGCTAACTCCGGCCCCAGGTATAATTGGAGATGCTTACTCAGTTTTGATCCATAGATATGTATATGTAGCATACGTTTGGATTAGCGCAACTAAACAATATGCTCTAACCCACTATTTCAATGTAGTCTACGCTGCTGGAACTTCACAAATAATTGTAGCGACTTCAGAAATAAATGTTGGGGACATTCTTGGCCAAGGGACAGAAAATTTTGGGACTGTAACAAGCTTAACTGCTCTTGCAAGCAGGACAGGATTCTCTTTAGCAACTATCGATGTACCGCTATCTAGAGATATTGTAGTAGCTCAAGTGTCTTATTATGATAGGAGTGGACTCACTGACACCACCCCTCCTTGGCAAGGATCTCTTGGAGCTCCAATTGTTAAGCAAAATTTATCTTATGGTAAAGTAGCAATAACAGCTAATAGTCAAAGCCAAATATTTGCTACCTTTAAATTTAAACCTCGTGAGATTGCAGCGTATGAAGTGCGAGTTACGAGGATAACATCTCACTCGATATATACGTTTCAAGTGGGGGATGAGTTATCCCTATACGAAATTGTAACTAGATTTGATGCAGCTCCGATTGTTACAACTAATCGCCATTTATTTTTAGAGATAAAAATAAAAGCAACTAACCAATTAAATGGGACAATCCAAAATTTATCCGCAGTATGCTCCTCAGTTTTAGACACCTATGATACTGGAACATCTTCATGGGTTAAAAAAGTTACAGATAATCCTGCATGGGTTTTTGTAGATTTAATGACAGGCGAAATTAATAAGAGAAAAATTTCTAAAGATAGATTGGATCTAACCTCTATCCTTGAGTGGGAAGCTTTTTGTAATGAGATTCCGGTACCCCCTCCCTCAACTACCTACACAATGAAGAGGTTTGGGACCAATTTTATTTTAGACTATTCTACTACCCTCCAAGGGGTAATTGGAACTGTGGCCAATGCTGCTCAGGCCAGTTTAAATATGGTGGATGGGAAGTATGGAGTTCTAATTGATAAAAAAAGAACTATTCCAGTACAAATATTTACTCCCAGAAATTCTAGTGGATTCTCTTCAACTCGAAACTATTCTGATCCCCCTGATGCTATAAAAGTAGTTTTTGCTGACCCAAATTTAAACTGGCAGCAATCCGAAAGAGTAGTTTACAGTGACGGGTTTAATGCAGTTAATTCTGTTAAGTTTGACAGTCTCCCATCTTTTGCTTGCACTAACCACGAACAAGCTTGGAGATTTGGCCGATACATGATGGCCCAAAATAGATTGAGACAAGAACAAATTTCTATTACGGTTGATTTTGAGTACTTAGTTTGTACCCGTGGGGATTATGTTCAAATTACTCAGGACGTAATGTTAGTCGGAGGGCAACCAGCAAGAGTAAAAACAGTAGTTGGAACAACTATTACAATAGATGATGGGGTCACAACAACTATTGGTCCTAGCTACGGATATGTCTCTAGAGGCCCTTCAGGAATAATTACTAATACTCTAACTGTTATCGATTCCACTACTTTTATTTTGGCCGGAGCTATCCCAGGGGTTGGAGATCTAATTGTTATCGGAGAAGTTGGTTCAATTGTTTTAGATTGTATCGTAAAAGCAATTTCTCCTTCTGATGCTTTGACGGCCCAATTACTGCTGGTAGAAAAAGCTGACGCAGTTTATGATGCAGAATCTACTATGGATAATCCTGCATACTCGCCACAATTAACCACTTCATTGGGGGATAGTACTACTCCTCCTGGGGAAGTTAGAAGTTTAGAAATAGCTAGCAATAGTTGGAAGTTCAATGGGTCAGGATATGACTATTATATAGGACTTGATTGGGGAGTTCCGACTACAGGTGGAGCTTATGAGGCATTCGAAGTTTATGTCGATGATGGCTCAGGTTACAATCTCTATGATGTAACTAGAAATTCAGACGATATTGTAAATATTCTAATTACAGAATTAGGTCTTGTACATAATTTTAAAGTTCTTGCCGTAAGTGCAAACGGTTCAAAACTAGATTTAGGGTCAGTGGGATTTGTCTCTGCAACTCCAGTTGCTAAAACAACTAGACCTGGAGATGTATTAGATCTTTACATAAATATTACCAATGAAGTTCTTCAATTAAATTGGATAGCCCCTACTGATATTGATATTAAAGAATACTTAATTCGCTATTCTCCTGTTCCCACAGGTACTTGGAACTCATCAATCCCTTTGATGAAAACTGGAAATTCTAATACAACTACAGCTACCCAAGCTCGAACTGGAACATATTTAATTAAGGCAATTGATTGGAATGGAAATGAATCAGGTAATGCCGCTGAGGCCATTACCTCTATCCCCAATCTTTTTAATTTAAATATAGTCGAAACTACCTCCGACTTTCCGAGTCTTTTAGGGGTTGGGGATCAGGTTCAAGTTCTTGCTGGAAGTTTAATAATCCAAAATAAAGTTGTTGGAGGGGTAAGCACAAATGAGTATTACTCAGAAGCATTTTATTATTACAATAATTTTTTAGATTTAGGGGATATTTATTCGGTTAGATTACAATCCCTAATACAGGCTGAAGGATATACGCTTGATGATTTAATGAGTAATTGGACTTCTCTTGACAATGTTATATCCCTATCCAATTCTAAATTCTCTGAGTGGGACGTTGAGACACAAGTTAGAGCTACTAACACCTTAAACGTAATGAGTGAATGGCCCTCCCTAAATGTAATTGACCCTATTAGCGTGGGGAACCAGGATAACTTTACTCCTTGGAGAGTATTTACTATGGGAGATTTCACTGGAAGGATTTTTCAATTCCGACTCCGCTTAATTAGTAATAAGGCCAGTGTTTCTCCACGAGTTTTTGATGGGGTAATAAAATCTGACATGCCGGATCGTACCGATATTTACAATAATCTATCAAGTTCTGCCACTATTCCGTATGTAGTTACATACTCCACCCCGTTTAAAGGGCCTGGAACAACACCGAATGTGCAAATAACTCAGGATGCGGCTCAAGCTGGGGATAGATTCGTACTAAGTAATAAGACTCTTTCCAGTTTCGAAATTGTTTTCTATGATGGTACAAGTGCTCAGGTAGTAAGACAATTTGACTGCGCAGTGAAAGGGTTTGGTCATAAGAGTGCAAATTCTATATAGCAATTAACAAGGATTTAAAATAATGGCCCAATCAATCTTTACATCAATCTCCCCTTCAACTACCTCGGGAGACCAGTTGGCAACTATCCTAAATAACTTTAAGGATGCATATGTCACAGGTAATAGTGGAACTTCTCGTCCTTCTGCCCTACAAGCTGGGGGAGTTTGGGTAGATGTAACTAATAATCCTACAAGCTGGGCACTAAAACTATATAACGGATCAGTAGATATTTCTCTGTTTGTTATTAATTTAGTTTCGGGGATTGCTTCAATAACTTCTACAGATTCAATTTTTGAAATTGATAAATCAAGCAACGATGCAGTTGGGGCCATTCTAAAATTCTTCAAGAAAAGACCTATAGGAAATCAAACTTTAGCTTCAGATGTGATTGGCGAAATCGATTTTTATGGTAACAGAGATACAGATGTAGCAACGGTCCAAGCAAGAATAACTGCTACATCTTCTAATAACGTAACGGCTTCTCAGCAAGGAGCTTATTTAATTTTTGAAGGAACAAGTTTAAATGCTTCTTCCGTAGCTGAATGGATGAGATTAGTTGATGCTAAGTTAGGTATTGGGATTTCAACCCCAGAAGAAACTCTGCATGTAAGAGGAACTGGAGTAAAGGTAGGAAAGTTTAGTGATGACGCTATTGGATCTAAATTATCCTTCAGAAAATCTCGTGTAACTGGAGTGGGCCAAGTTCAAAGTGCTGATGTAGTTGCAAGTCAAACATATAATTCTACTGATGATAGTGGACTAGAAATTGAAGTTGCCAGAATAGAAGTTATTGCGAGTGAACTTCACACTTCTACTGCTCAGGGAAGTACTGTAAAAATAAAAAGTAAAAAGTCTGGAACTACAACTTTAGTAGATTCAATTGTTATAGACGATTCTGGGGTAGCTATTCCAGAATTAAAAGCCGGAAGTGGCGGTGGGATGAGATTCACAGCAGTCCAAGATATAACTGCCAGTGGAACTATTGCAGTTGGGATAGCTCCTCAACAGGCTTTAAATGTTCAAGGAAGTGCTGGTCCTCAAGATTCTAACACAGTCCCATTTGCAACTAATCCCCCTGATGGAACAATAATCACATTAATTGGTAGGGATGATGCAAAAATTCTAACAATTTTTCACAATGATGTCACTAACGGGTGTGTACTAAAAGGTGATTGCTACTTAGGTAAGGATGATGTTCTAATGCTTATAAGAAATGCAACAACACAAAGATATAATGAACTTACTAGGAGCGTACATTAATGAAAACCTTACTACTAGCTAGTATATTACTCTTTCTTCCAATGCAATCAGCACTGGCCGTTACGGAAAATACTGGAAGACTCGATAATATAACAACAAATAATCCTGCAAAAATAACTGTAGATGTTCTAAAGAATTTAAATATTAATACTACTGGTGGATTGTATTTACCTAATGGAACTACAGCTCAAAGAATTTCTCCTTCAAAGGATGGGTTTTTAAGATACAACTCTACAACTGGCACAGCAGAACTTTATGCTAATTCAGCTTGGGGCGCAGTTGGTGGGGGGCTTTCGGCTTGGGTTACAGCTAAGGCCTATTCAGTGGGCGATATAGTTATTCAATCTAATTTAATATACAAATGTTTAATTGCACACACATCGGGAACTTTTGCAACTGACTTAGGTGCAAGCGATTGGGTTGAAGTATCGGCTCCAGGAAATCTAACAGGGGACATGGTATCTACTGGACTATCAACTTCCTACAGTGCGATTGTCCCAACTACTAAAGGTGGAACTGGTTTAAGTACTGTGGGCACTGAAACTAAAGTTTTAAAAGTAGTCTCGGGCGTTCCTGCTTATGGCGAAGAAGATAGATCAAATCTTTTAGTCAATCCAAACTTTGAAGATACCGCCTTAACGGGATGGGCATGCACGACAGGAACATGCACAAGCACGACAACATCAGGAGAGTTCACAGAGGGATTAGCGGCTTATAAGATCACTTCAGGCGCACCGACCGCTATTAACGCCTCTCAGTCCGTAAGCACTTTATCAGGATCAACTACTCAATATGTAGTAGGTGTAAACTATAAAGTCGATTCGACAATGACCGACTTTCAAATTTGTACCTTGATTGCAGGAGCAGAAAAGACTTGTGTGCCTTCGGCTAATTTAATTATTGATAATGCTTATCATAGTATCGAGATTCCAGAAGTAATTACTCCAGGTTCTACTGTAGGAATTAAAGTAAAAACTACTGCGACCTATAACGGAAAGATTGCTTATTTGGATAAGGCTTATATCAAACAAGGCTTAGGAACTCAGAATTTGGCTTTGGATTACGACTATACTGCTCAGGTTTCAGTAACGGGAGTTATTTCAGCACTAAACAAGCCGGGATGGTTAACGGGTAACTGTGTCGTTTCCCTTACTGCTCAATATGATTGCCCAATAGCTAGTGGGCTTATTACTACTCAAATGAACTGTCAAGTAACTGCCCAAGGTTCTATCTTTGATGATAGATCGGCATATTATGATTATACCAATTCAACCTCGACGAATGTTCGATATAGAACAGCAAACACAGCAAATGCAACAGCAACCGCTTATGCAATGAGCTTAAAGTGCAGCAAGACCGGCAACGACTACCTCGCTTCAAGTGCTGCGGTTTATAGTCAGGCGAGTGCGGAAAGTCCCGTTATCCTAACATCTGCCTCAAGCATGACAGTTGGACTAAGCACCGACACACTAGTCCCCCTTGCGACTATTTCAAGTAATACTAATAATTATTCACTTGTCTCGAATGGTGTCACGATAAGAAAGTCAGGGAAATATCTTGTAAGGCTCTCGGGTAACTTTTCGGCAAACACTGATGTAGTGACGATGAAATTAGATGTTAACGGAGCAAAAACCTCCGGTGTTGCTCACGCACTAGATGCCAATACTGCTGGCTCATGGTCGTATTTCGAAGACAACCTAATCATAGATTTAAGCGCTAACGATGTTCTTAAATTCTACGCATCACAAACGGTAGCAACTAGAACTGCGTCTGACTTGAAAATGTATATCCAAGATATTTCTCCATATAGGAGTATCGTTGGATCATTCGCAGGATATTCCCCTATTACAAGTCAAGTGGGAGCACGAGCATACGCTTCTGCTGCTGTTATATCGGGAACACTTGCTACAGTCGTATGGACTACTGAAAGCTATGATGCAAACAGTGCGCTTGCTTCAGGAGTATTCACTTGCCCTGTAGCTGGGAAGTATCAAGTAAATACTAGAGTGGAGGTTGCTGGAACGATTGCACTAAACACTCAACTAGACCTACAAGCACAAAAAAATGGTACGGTATTCGCTGAAGATTTAAAATATGCAGGTGGAGTAATGACTGATCAAACTGCACAACTGTCAGATGTGATTGATTGTGTTGTTGGTGATACCGTCAGGGTACAAGTATCCAGTGGTGCCACTACGCCCTCAATTGTGTCTAGTAATTCTAAAAACTTTTTCTCTATACAATGGGTGGCACCATAATATGAAATATTTATTACTACTTTTACTCCTTGTTTACTTAATCCTTATGTTTTTTGGTTATTTTTTACTGACGATCGGTGGCGAAGGCAAAGAGCTAAAATTCAAAGAAGTTTTATTCTCACCATATTATCTTTTAAGAGGGTTTTTGGGATGAAAAAACTAATACTAATTATCATAACTATTTTTATATCCTCCTGCTCCACTTTTCAATGTGAAAAAGATGCAGACGGAAATTGCAAAGCGGTTGATCAAACTGGATTACTGGATCATGGGGGGAATTGATTATGAGACTCCTTAACGAAGCCGGAATGAGTATTCTTAAATACTCCGAAGGATACACCGCTAAACCAGAAAACGATTGTTTGGGAATACCTACCGTCGGAATCGGCACAATAGTATATCCTAATGGAGTACACGTCCAATTAGGTGACCCCGAGATAACTTTAGAAAAAGCATTGGAATATCTCAATTATGAATTGAGAGAAAAATCAGCAACGGTAGAAGATTGGCTTAATTCAAACCATGTCGAATTATCAGATAACCAATTTTCTGCGTTGCTGTGTTTTGCATATAATTGTGGAACTGGCCCTATTACTCACCCTAGTTCTCTAAATAGGGCAATACTAAAAAAAGATGGCCCTGCTATTAGAAAAGCTTTTATGCTGTATGTTAAGGGGACTAAGAAAATATTAGGGATTCCTTACAAGGTGACTTTAAAAGGACTTGTAATTAGGAGGGGTAAAGAGGCTTCTCTTTATTTTTCATAACTAAAATTATAGAATTTAATAGCGTATTTCTCTCTATTTTTTAAGGAACCTAATGGAAAACAAAAATTTTAGTTTTAAGAAAATCGGGGCAGAGGCTATTTTAATTGGGATGCTTATTCCTTGGATTGCGTGGGCTTCAATATCCATTACAGACAATAAAGCTAGGTCCGAAAGAGTGATTACAGTAGAGGCTAAAGTAGATTATATCTACCACTACCTAATCGAGAAGAATAAATGAGGGAATTTATAATTGCACACCTATTACATATCGGTTCTATGCTTGCATATTCGTTTTTAGAGTATAAAATTGGTAAATCAAAAAACATAGAATCAAACTCTTTGGTAGAATTGATTCTCAAAAACGTATGGAGAGGAAAATGAAAGCAGAATTAGTAAAATTATTAGTAGAGTCTATTGACCTAGAAAAACTAGTTATTGGTTTGATCGAAGGTGTGGGTGAGCAAGCTCTTAAAGATGTAGTAGCTAAATCTGTTACTCCTCTAGATGATGCTGCCGTAGCTATGATTCTTCCAGCTCTTAATCCTGCAATTGAATCTTTAATTAAAGCTAAAGTTGCAGAACTTAAAGCTTCTCTCGTAGCTTAAATCCCCTAGGGGTAGCACAATAAGTAAGTTAGCACTAATTTACTAGGGCGGTTAAATACCGCCCATTTTTTATTAGATTAAACTATGACTACATATCAAGCTCCAGTTACATTAAATGACTACACTCAGGCCGCAGCTAACGTGCTTATAAGGGCGTTAAGAGATGACTTCATAACTTATGTCGTTGCCTTTCTTCCAATTGGCGTAGCGGGCCTCTTAACACCCTTGATAGCATTAGTGGCAGGGTTCATATTCGATTGGGTGGGAAAGCAAGCTGCATTCATGGCATTTTGTAAATACACAGATTTTCGTGTGGCCCATCAAAGTTCCGTATTAGGAATCGCAATTTATAATGAGATTCAAGCTAAGAGGGAGGGAAATCTAGATGCAATCCTACAGGCCGAAAAAGATGCTGACATTGCTTTTGATAATTTTGTTACCTTGTTTAAGTAACTGTACCCTAACTCCCCCCAATGTACCTGTATGCAGGGAAAAGGATATAGATAAGGGGAGATGCACTTATATCGTTTCAGGTAAATCTTTCGATGTAGACGAAACTCATTTGTTCGAAGGAAAAACTTGGTATGAGCAACGTACATATTTTATTCTAGTCCCAATTTCTTCATGGGCAGAATTAAAGTCTTACATTGTAAAAATGTGTGAAAAATATAAAAACTGTCAGACTACTGACACTACTGTAAAGTCCATCGATGGGATGCTGTAACTTTACTTATTAGCTAACAAATATCACTCTTAAGTAGACTAAAAACTTAAAACCAAGGATGGTCTGAGAGTGAGTACAGTTACCCATAAGTTAAATCTCCCCGGTCAAGCCCAAAATTGGTTCTGGTTCTCTGACCTTCACGAAAAATCATTAAACAAACCTACCTACAACATTCTAATAGCCCATGCCCTTTCTCTACCAGAGAAAGACCGTAATCTAATTCTTGGGGGGGATTTTTTTGATCTTGCCCATATGATGCCTAAAGGAGCTTTATTCCAAAGTTGGGCCAAGAGATCTGATGGTGCTGATCTGTATTTCCTCCCCCTATTCGAAGCAGAGACAAAGTGGGGAAACGAAATACTAGATGAGCTCCAGACTGTCTTTAGAAATATTATTTTTATGCACGGAAACCATGATGGACCAAGGGCTAATGTCTATCGTGAAATATACTGTCCTGCTGGATATAAAGATCATTTCCATGTTGGCAAGGCACTAAACCTAGAAAAAAGAAATATTGGGGAAGTTCAGTATAATGATTGGCTGGATTTTGGACCAGACTTAACTATGACTCACGGTATGGCCCACGGAGCTTCTGCTTCTAAAAGACACTATATGCTCGGTAGGGGTAAAAGTGTTATCCATGGACACTTACACCATTTCGATATTACAGCTTTTCCTGTTAGAGGAAACACTCAGTACGTTTACTCTATGGGCTGTGGGGCAGATTTAAATCCAAACTATATTAAGAATACTGATAATAATTGGGCCAATGGTTATGGGAATTTTATTATGATGCCTGATGGAACTCACTATGTTTATCAGAATGAAGTTAAAAATGGAATATTAGTCCTACAAGACACAAGGATAATAAAAGGATGAAACTATACGACAAAGTAGTTATTTTCGGAGAAGAAATAAATATCTCTTACTCAGACAAAGTTCCAGATGACCATGATGCAAATTGTTTAGAGGATAATATTTGGATTCATCCAAAGTGTAAAAAAGAGGAACTAGCTAGGGTTTTCATTCACGAATTTTTGCACCTAGTCTGTGGAAGAGTTTCGATTTCTCAGGGAGTCTCCAGGGATGCTGAAGAAATGATTGTAGATACAATGGCCAAGGCACTCACGGAAAATTTCCATTTTAGGTTTAAGAATAAGTGAAATGGGGATTGCTATTTGTAGCATTACTCCTAGCTGGAATAGTTAAATGTACAGAAGTTTTTATCTGTTCTTGGCACGAAGATAATACTTATTCCTGCGATAAAATTTCTGAAGAAGAGAAACCAAAAATTGAACCACTAACGATCTCCGTATTTGGAGAAACAGATGAAATCGAAGATCTTGATTATTGATAGAGAGATAGGAATTTTCAATTGTTGTTTTGAAAAAGAAATTGAAGATCCAGTTCCATATATAAAAGTTTGCAGAGAGAGAAAATTAATAGAGTTGAGTTTATTTATAGAAAGTCTAAAGGATCTTGAAGAAGATTTTTCCGCTCAAAGAGAAGAGTAGAGTTCCCAATATTAGTTTTTCGTAGGTGACACTCTATACAAAGTCTCTGGAGATTTTCAGGCCCACAAAACATTCTCTTAATATACTCATCCCAATTCCCCTTAAAAGGTCCGATGGCCTCCCGGTGATCGATTTCGAGGAGTTTATCCTTCAGTGGGAAATACTTGTCGCACTCTTCACAATTATTTTCCCATATAGTTTTATCCTTACCATTGAGCATTTTACCGATAACTTTTTTTCTCCTATTTTTATTCATGCAATCTGTACGACCTTTCCAGGTAATCGTTGCAGATCTTAATGCACTTATTAAATATTTAATTGTCTCTTTGTCCATAGCAATAATTGTCAAACACAAAAAAGATTTTAGCAACAACGCATTTCAGTAAATGTTTAATTTTAAAACAAAGTTAAATAAATTGTAAAAAATGTTTGTCATAGTAAAAACAAATTGCTCAAATAATCCCACAACAAACTTATCCCTTAGGGGAATTTGACACCTCGTTTAGTTTTACTCTTTTGTCTATCTGAGGTGTCATCTTTTAGGAACTAAATGCTATATATCGATTTCGAATACAATAGAACTACGCACGAATTTGTTAATCTTGTATGCTGCTCGGCCTATGACGATGTAACAAATGAAACAAAAGAATGGTGGCTGTGCAACGATACAAAGGCACAAGCTAATCTCAAAGCATATCTGTTAGGTAACAAGGATACCGCCCTTTTTTCCTGGGCAGCAATAGCAGAAGCTCGCTCCTTTATTTCGTTGGGAATTAATCCAGTAGACTTTAAATGGATAGACGGATTTTTAGAATACCGTTGCCTGACAAATCACAATGATGAATTAGGTTATGGGGAGCAGCTAATAGATGGCGTAGTTAAAATGACTAAACGGCCTCCAGCTAAGTGGAAAAGAACGGAAGAAGATAAAAATAGTGGATTTAAACCTAAACATAATTTAGCAGAAGCTACCTTTAAATTAACTGGAAATATTAGAGATACAAAACATAAAGATGAGATGAGGGATTTAATTATCTCAGATCCAGAAGAATTTACAGAAGAAGAAAAAAATAAAATTCAAAAATACTGTACTGAGGACGTTAAATTTCTACCTGAAATTTATGACTCTATCCTTGAACACTATAAATCCTTAATCGTAGATTTAAACTATGCTGAGTTAAAGGAAGAAATGTTTTTAAGGGGAAAATATGCTGCCCTAACAGCTAAAATGGAAAGTTGGGGATACCCAATAGATTATAATAAAACTAAAAATTTCTCTACGTCCGTAGGTCCATTACTCGATGAGTGTCAACGAGAGATAAATCAGTTATTTCCTGGGATAAAGCCTTTTAAGTATTCTCGCAAAGATCGAAGATTTGCAATGGATACTAAAGCAATCAAGGCATGGTTACATGCTAATGTCGATACTAAGCGATGGCTTAAAACTGATGGTGGGGTCAAGAAGATTCCTGATTTATCTCTTTCTTTAGATGCTTGGACAGGCATATTCAATTTTAAGCATGACTACCCGAAAGATAATTTCGGAGCTCAGATGGTTAGGTATTTTAAATTAAAACAAAATCTAAATGGATTCGTACCTAGTCCTGATCCAGATAAAAGAACATTTTGGAGTGCTGTAGGCCCTGACCAAAGGGTTAGAGCTTATTTCAATATTTACGGATCTCAGAGTTCTCGCTCTCAACCAGGATCAACTAGCTTCCTATTTTTGAAACCAGCTTGGATGAGATCTCTATGTTCTCCTATAAAAGGAAAAGCAATTGGAGCAATCGATTATGGATCTGAAGAGTTTTTAATTTGTGCCTTGGTAAGTAAGTGCCAAGCAATGATTGACTCGTATTTATCAGGTGATGTGTACTTATACTTCTCAAAACTGGCTGGTGCCGTTCCTTGGGACGGCACTAGAGCGCAATACGCTAAAGAGAGAAACATCTTCAAACAAGTAGTTTTATCAATTTCCTTCCAACAGACCGCTAAAGGATTAAGCACTAAATTAACAGAAGAGATGGGCGAAGAATTTACTGAAGCTCAAGCACAAGATTTAATTAATACCTTTTATAATGTTTACCCCGAGTTCGCTATCTTCCAAGAAGAAACAAAGAATAATTACTTAGCAGAGAGGATAGTTAAAATTCCGTGCGGTTGGTACATGTTTGGAGATAATGATAATTTCCGTAGTTCTAATAATGTTGTTTTCCAAGGTTTCGGGGGTTCGATAATGAGAAAGGCCGTTGAGTTTGCTGATGAAATGGGGTTGAAAGTAATCTTAACATTGCATGATGCTCTCTACATAGAATTTGATTCAAATGATACTACTGCCCTAGCTACACTTAAAGTAGCAATGAGAAAAGCGTTCGAGTTTTATTTCGAGGGGGAAATGCGCGAAGCTGCTTCTAAAATAAAAATGGACGTATTCGCTTGGAGTCCTGATTATAGAAAAGATACTACTATGCTTTTATCGGATGGGGAAGAAATAGACACTACTGACATCTATCGTGACGAAAGAGCTTTAAAGGAATACGAACAATTTTCTAAATATTTTAATGCTCGTCCAGAAGAGGATTATTTATGAAAGAAGTTCAAGAAAAACTTTTTAAATTTTATATGAATTATGAAGATGCAATTCATGACACAAATCGCACGTTCCATATTGTAGAAGTTGAAGGCGGAATTCCTCCTCAAGAAGATATAAAAGTTGTAGACATTGTTTCGAACACAATTATATATTCTGAGGAACAATATTATAAAGTTCAAGATCTGCTCGATGCAGTTTTTAAATTTAAGAAAGTGAAAAGAGAAACTTTATTCGGAACAATTTTCGAAGATGTTTATATCTTTAATAATTATGAGTAAACGGTCGCTCTCATTCCGAGGGCACATAATAAAGGAGTTTCCAATGGAAGCACAAAAAAGAAAATTCACTGTAACAAAAACAATTTCTGCTCAACAGAGCTACCGAAAACTTTCAGAGTATTCTGAGGGTGACACTGTAGTAGGTAAGTATGTTGGGACTCACGTTTGCCAGTACGACAAACAAAATCCAAAAATTCAAGTACTAGAAGCTATCTTCAAAGATGGTACTGGCCCAGCATTAGCAGGGAAAATTCTAGTAGTTAATCATTGTGGAGCTTTAGGTAAAGCAATGGAAGAAGTAGAAGTTGGAGAGTACGTTCAACTTGAATATACTGGAACTGTTCCTTTAACTAAGGGTAAATTCGCTGGTAAAGATTGCTATACTTTCGATGTGCAAGTAGTTACTCTAGACGAAGGTGATGCAAGTGATAGCCTCTAGAGGATTAATCTTCGATATGAGTAGTGATGAGTATCATGGGATGGGTGGAACTTATTCATCCTCCCAACTCAAAACCATGCTCGAAGATCCTGAAATATTCTATAAAAAATATATTACCAAGGAAATTCCTAAAGAAAGTAACAGTGCATTCGACATTGGTACATACTTCCATACAGCTATCCTTGAACCGCATAATCTAGATAATGAGTGTGCGGTGTTCACTGGAGCTAAGAGAATTGGAGTTGCTTGGGAAGCTTTTAAAGTAGCTCATGCTGGAAAGGCAATCATAACTAATAGTGAGTATGACAAGGCCCAAGTACTAGTCAAAGCTATTAAAGCCTCTCCAATTGCTATGAAGTACCTAGAAGGTAGTAAGGCGGAGGTATCTACTTTCGTAGATATTTTTGTCCTCGATAAGAAGGTGTACACTTCAATTAAAGGAAGTATTCATATTCTATCCGCTATCGGTTGGGAGGGTAGTATCAGTATGTCTCTTGAACTATTACAAGAATTTGCAGTTAAACTAACACTGAAGGTTCGTGCTGATAGTATAAGAGTGGGGGAGGGGATTATCTCTGACCTTAAGAGCACAGGAGGAAACTGCAAAAATAAACATGATATAGAAGCTAAAGTTGCCTCGTATGAGTATGACTTATCGGCTTCACTGTATCTGGATATTTTTACTGCTGCCACTGGTGAGCTTTACCATACCTTCGCTTGGTTATTCGCAAGCAAAGACATGGGTAATTCTAAAACTTGGCTTGCTAGCGAGAGACAAAAAATCGTTGGAAGGTATAAGTGGCGAAATGCTGTAGTCCTTTTAGCTAAATACATTAGCGAAGATTGGATTTTCAGTGATGAAATAGGAATAGCAGATCCAACGTATTATAATGCAATTTTATTAAATGAGGAGTTTTAAATGTTTGAAGTAAAAGTAGAGTTAAGTAGATTAGGGCCTAAACAATTTGAGCAAGATAAGATAACTGTCACAACAAAATTAGATAATATCGGTGAGATTTCTCCTGCCATCCAAGCGATGAAAGAAGCGATACTTGGAGAATCTGATGTTGTTGTAACAGTGAAAGAAGTAGCAGTTAAAGAAACTATAACTAAATCTAAGCCTCCTGAAGATATTAAAGAGGAAGCAGTAGTCAAAGAAGAAAAAGTTAAAAAAGCTAAAGTAAAGGTTTCTCAGAAAGCTACGGCTTATGACAGATTGCTTGATACCCATAAAAAACTTTTAGCTGGTTTTCTAGATACCAATTTTATTGGTTGGAAAGCTCCTGCAACTTTAGTTAAAGCTGGTGCTGCTTCTGCTGCATTAGTAGGAGCAGATTTCTTAGATGGAGAGGGAGAAATTCTTCAATCATTTAAGGATGCATTCTTAGCGTACCTCAGATGATAGGTATGGTAGTTAAAATCGGAGAGTACTATTCTGGGAATGGTGAGGTAGTTAGAGTTACTGATTTAATCCTTATGAAATCTCCAGTTACCAATGTATTCTTAGATGGGGTTGTCTACATAACTGCGACAGGTTTGGGCCACGCTAGGTATGCTAGAACTCTATTAGATTTTGTAGAAAACTATAAACAACTTGAGATATTTGCAGATGAGTCAGTACACTCTTAAGGACTATCAAGAAACAACGGTCGCATTTGGGATTAAAAACTCTTATGCGATCTTTGCTCTTAAAATGGGGCAAGGAAAATCTTTCTGTGCCCTTACAGTAGCTAAAAGAACTAAATCAAAAACGCTGATCATATGCCCCTCTTATCTTAAACTTAAGTGGCAAGCAGAAATAAATAAATTCTATCCTGGAACTGTTTCGTCGATATTTAATAATGATAAGGAATTCTATTTTCCTTGGGACAGTGAGTTCGTAATAATAAGTTCTTCCTTCATCGAGAAAGCAGAAAAACTTTTTGAGTGGGCAGATTTGGTTGTTGCTGATGAAAGTCATATATACAAAACCATGTCTAGCCGTAGATGTGAGGCACTACATAAACATGTATTCGAGAACTCGATTAAACGCTTACTCCTTTTAACTGGAACTCCAATTCAAAATAGGGTTTATGAATTCTATTCTCTTATAGCACTTTGCCAATACAACCCCAGCTTAGAGGAGTCAGCGTTTCTCAAGGCCTATCCAAGCTATGTCGATTTTGCTAATAGATTTTCTAATCTTAGAGAGTTTTCAATCAATACTAAACGCGGTTCAAAAATTGTTCAACAGTGGGAAGGGTATAAAAATGAGGGGGAGTTAAAAGGATGGTTGAAAGATATTTACATTCGTTTTGACTTGGAGGAAATGCCCTTTAAAGAGATATTTATTCCCGTTGATTACTCGGATGACCCAGAGTTACTGGAAGCATTCGAGACTTTTTCAGCAGATGGGGAAAATAAATCTGTCATGAGTACAGTTAAGGCCAAAGCTGCTCTGGCCAAGGCCCCCTTTACCGTAGAGTATGTTAAAAATCTATTGGAGCAAGATTCCCAGGTTGTAGTCTATAGCGACCATCCTGAAACAGCTAAATTTATTGCAGATAAGATTGGACTTTGCACTTCAATTGATGGGACAACGGCCATGCATCTTAGACAGGCCCAAGCAGATAAATTCCAATCTGGAGCTCAGAAAATTATTGTTGCTACAATTGGCTCCTTCTCTACTGGAATTGATTTATTCTCCTCGTATAACATGGTTTTTTCTGACCCTAATTGGGTTCCTGGTAACATGGACCAAGCGAAGGCAAGGATCTCTAGACTTGGCCAGACTAAAGAATGTATTTTCCACTACATAATTGGATCGATTCAAGATGAAATAATACTAGATAGATTAGATAAAAAAAGAGAGACTATAAGAGCAATTATATAATTAGGAGTAGGTATGGAAAACAAGGATAAAATCGAAGAGATCGCAGCAATCATAAAAATGTGTGAAGATCGCCTAGAAGAATTGGAAGTATCTATTAGAAGCACTAACAATTCTGGCAAGAAAAGCCTTATGCAAGAAACCTATGTCCTTAATAAATCCTTCGTTAGGCATTACAAACAAATTCTTCAACGGGTATCAAGATGAAAAATTTGATATTTGCTATTATCCTTCAAGTCATAGCTATATCTATTATACCTATCGCTACTTATTTAGAGGTAGCAGATAGCGATCTACCCTCCTTGGCCGTTTTAATTGTTAGTGCAATGGCCTTTCATCAGGTTTATAAATTCTGTGAAAAAAGCAAAACTCTTTAAATCTAATACAGGTGGAACGGGTAAGAAATTTGCTAAAAAGCGAATGTATGAAACCGTTGAATGGGTTGAATTCAGGAATAGATTTATCCAAGCAAATTCTAAGTGTTATGCGTGCGGTTGTCGTGCTGTCATTGTGGATCATATTGTCTCAGCAAAAGGTGATGAAGGACTGTTCTGGAATGAGCTTAATTATATTCCATTATGTAAGCCCGATCACGATTACATAAGCGGTAAGTTTGATAGATACATACCCCCTAGAACTGAAGCCAAGCTTATATGGATTAACAACAAAAGATTGGAAACGGGGACCGCAATAAAGGTTCAAGTAGTTAGCCTAAAAAAATAATTGAAAAATTTATATCGGTGTATTGTTGAATCCATATAAGCTTGGTAGAACTTATATATGAATAAAACAATTTTTGAACAATTAGAGGCGATCTATTTTGAGTTTCCCGATGATGATGGGGATTATGAAATAGAAACCGAGGATGAGGAAGATGAAGAAGAACAATAAGTATGGACACGAAACACTTTGGCTGGATCTAGCTTATCTACAAAAAGAGTTTAAGCCTGATGACTCCTTCTCTAAACGACATAAGGATAAACTTAAACTGCTTTATTGGCTTATTGGAAGCTGTCTATTGATATATACGGCCGAGACAGTGGCAGTTGAACTAGCAATGAAATTAGGAGTTAAGTAATTAGTGGCAATCAAGCCAAAGGAGAATTATATGAGTTCAAGTGAAATCATAAAAACAGAGAGCGACTTTAGAGAGTACTTAAAGAGTAAGAATTTTCATGTAAACGAAAAGCACGACAATGAGAATGGTATAGATATAGTAGCAATAAAAAACGGTCAATATTTCTTAATAGAAGTCAAGAAAACAACCCCATCAAAAGACGGATATAGGGTAAGATTAGACCAAAATACGATGTGTGACTTTACGATAGTAATTGGGAGTAATGGATTATTTTATCCAAAAGAAACTCAAGGTAGGCCATATCAAAAGGTTGTAGATTTCATGGATTCAATATAGCTATCTGGGTCTAATTAGTGGGGAATTAAAATGATAAAAGTAGGCGACATATATTTATTGGAAAATACAAAGAATACATCTTACTTTGAAATTGTTCTTACTTGGGGCTTTGAAACAAGCAAGGTAAAGGTAGTATCGTGGGAAGACGCTTACCTTAAGGGGACTTTAACATTAAGCCGTCACTGGTTCACGGGTCTTGAATCTTTTAGGGCAACCAAAATAGGGGAATTATGATGAGTGAGCAGGATAAGTTAAAAGAAGAGGCTTGGTGGATTGCATACAATGATTGCAAGTTAAGTCATATTGCACACATTCAGGACTATTTTAAAGCTGGCTACGAAGCCGCACCAAAAGGCATTGATAAGGAAAAGCTGATTGAGTTTTGTAAAAGCAGAACTTACGCTAGTGCCTTGTTAGATATGATTAATAATGGTGATTTTGATATGAAGGGGGATTTATGAGACCGTATAAAGTACTAGGACATTTTACAATAGAAATTATGTGGATCGGGTTACTTAAAAGGAATACGACCACCTTTACATTTCCCAAATATACGGTAGGAAAAGTAATAAATATTTTTGGACTACTAATTTTGATTTCCACAAGGACATAAAATGACATCAGAAAATCTAGCGAAGTGGAGAGAGGAGTGTAGGATATTTGAAAACAGTCCACGCTCTGAAAACATTAACGGTCAAAGTTTTTATCTCGAAGCTTGCGAAAAGCGACAGGTGGAGATTGACGAGTTGAAAGCGAGAGCGGTTGTTCATGGTAAGACAATGTTTCACGAACTAACCTTGTTTGATATTTCAGTCAAGGATTATCAAAAGCAAATCCAAAAACTCAAAGAACAGAAAGAATATATCATGGGGATGTATGATAGCGTGTTTAATGAAAATTTTAAGCTAAAAGAGCAGTTAAAGATTGAGAGGGAGTTAGTTGACGAAGCCTATCCCGAAATGCTGCCTTTGAAATATAAAGCAGTTCAAGAAAAAAGAGAGCCATATAAATATATTGATTGGCAAGAAAGAGTTAAATTAACCCAACAACAAAGGAGTGAGTGATGAGTGAGCAGGATAAGTTAAAAGAGGATAAGGAAGTGGCGGCAATAATGAAGATAAATGAAGTTCTTAAGGAGATAAAAGACCCTGACGACATATCGAGAATCTTAGAATACTTCACGGCCAGGTATTGTTTTAGTTATAAAAACGGAAGAGAGTCAACACTTAGAAATATCGAGTTTATGCTTAATAAGTACTGCAAAACAGACATTAGTGAACCTTAAATAGTGGAGATGGAAATGACAGCTGAAAAATTAAAAGACATATTAGATAATCATAAAAAATGGCTAAGTAATAGCAACGAAGGGGCTAGAGCTAACTTGCGTGGAGCTAACTTGTGTGGAGCTGACTTGCGTGGAGCTGACTTGCGTAGAGCTGACTTGCGTGGAGCTAACTTGCGTGGAGCTAACTTGAGGGAAGCTAACTTGTGTGGAGCTGACTTGAGGGGAGCTAACTTGTGTGGAGCTGACTTGCGTGGAGCTAACTTGAGGGAAGCTAACTTGCATAGAGCTGACTCAGACTTTTCGGTATTTAGAGGACTATCCGGAATGAAATGGTTTGTTTTGTTAAAAAATGATTCAGTAAAAATAGGATGCCAAGAACATTTATACAAAACATGGAAAGAATTTTCAGATGATAAGATTTCTAAGATGAGCGAGGGAGCTTTAGGTTTTTACAACATGATTATTCCAGTGCTAGATTATCACTATAAAAATACTGAATGGGAAATTAAATAATGGAGATAAAAATGAAAGCTGAAAAATTAAAAGACATATTAGATAATCATAAAAAATGGCTAAGTAATAGCAACGAAGGGGCTAGCGCTAACTTGCGTGGAGCTGACTTGAGGGGAGCTGACTTGAGGGGAGCTAACTTGCGTGGAGCTGACTTGAGTGGAGCTGACTTGAGGGGAGCTAACTTGAGTGGAGCTGACTTGAGTGGAGCTGACTTGCATGGAGCTGACTTGCGTGGAGCTAACTTGAGTGGAGCTGACTTGTATGGAGCTGAATCCGACTTTTCAATACTTGTAGGAATATCAGGAATGAGATGGTTTGTTTTGTTAAAAAATGATTCAGTAAAAATAGGATGCCAAGAACACACCTATAAATCGTGGAAGGAATTTTCAGATGGTGAGATTTCTAAGATGAGCGAGGGAGCTTTGGATTTTTACTATATGATTATTCCAGCGCTAGATTATCACTACGAAAATACTGAATGGGAAATTAAATAATGGAGATAAAAATGAGCTTGGGATTAATGGACGATGAAGAGAAAGCAAAACTACATAGCGAATTTGTTCACTATATCGTTGCTAAAAACTTAGAACTTTATGAGGAGATTAAAAAACTCAAAGAGCAGTTAAAGCGTGAGCAAGATTGTGTGGATAAATTTGTAATATCTAGATTTTGGTCTAAGGTCGATGTTAAGAAAAAGAATGAGTGTTGGAATTGGAGGTCTTCAATTTCTAACGGATACGGAAAGTTTTCAATAGATAATTATCCTCATTCAGCCCACGTTATATCCTATAAATATTTCCATGGTGAATATGACAAAGAACTATGGATTGACCACAAATACATGAATCGGTCGTGTGTAAATCCTGAGCACCTAAGACTTGTTACTCCGAGAATAAATGGAATAGAAAATAGCGGCGGTACTTCGGCTGAGAATTTTTTAAAAACTCATTGTAAAAATGGTCATGAATTTACGGCAGAAAATACATATCTAAGGAAACATGGCACTTACACACATAGGATGTGCAAAGCTTGTGCGAAAATATCAAAAAAACTAGCCCGATTAACCCAACAAAACAGGAGTGAGTGATGAAAGTTCTTGTTGCTTGCGAATATAGTGGAGTTGTAAGAGATGCCTTTAAGCGAAGAGGTCACGATGCCATATCGTGCGATTTTCTCCCGAGTGACTCCCAGGGAGAGCATTATCAGGGAGATGTCTTTGATATAATTAACGATGGGTTTGACTTAATGATCGCCCACCCTCCTTGTACTTATTTATGCAATAGCGGTGTTTCTTGGCTGCATAAAGATCCAACCAGATGGGGGAAAATGTTACAGGGAGCATTGTTTTTTAGAAACTTGTTAGATGCCAACATTCCAAAAATTTGTATAGAAAACCCCATTATGCACAAGTATGCGTATGAGAGGGGTAATTTTATGAACTATAATCAAATAATTCAACCTTGGATGTTTGGACACCCAGAATCAAAATCTACTTGCCTTTGGTTGAAAGGGTTAAGTCCATTAGTAGAAACAAACAACGTAAAAGAAGAATTTCTAGCACTACCTAAAAAAGTAGCTCAAAGACTTCATTACTTACCACCATCAAAAGATAGGTGGAAACTAAGATCAACAACGTTTCAAGGAATAGCGGACGCAATGGCAGAACAGTGGGGATAATTAACCCAACAAAACAGGAGTGAGTGATGAGTAAAATTAAGAAAGGTGATTGCGTAATTAACTACTGTGAAAGCGAAGGGATTATCAATATAGGGTTCGTAATGGATGAGCCAAATGATACAGACGAGCATGATTTACAGTTTTTCGACGGAGGGTCAGTAAGTCCAGTTAGCACTAGTGATAGTTACGCTATACCAGAAAAGCTAGGTAGATATTTGGATAGTTTAATTCCGTTTATTGACGAAGATTAACCCAACAACAAAGGAGTGAGTGAATGTTCTGGATAATATTACCTCTATTTAGTTTTATCCTCGGATGGTTTTTATCTAAACAGCATGAAGAAGACAGACTATCTTTTAGATTAAAAGAAGCAAGAGTAGGAGGTTTTTTAACAGGGAAAAGACATGGTATTTTTGTTAGCCATCTTCAAGCAAAGCAAACAATGAAAGAATTAAAAAAGTTTATTGCTGTTAAGTATCCCTATAGATCTAACGAACACGATAGAGAAATAACAAGTGTGATATTTAGGCACCCATATGATAAAGCCATTTATGAGATATGCAATTTAACGGAGTACCAGGGAGTCACTAATTTGATACATAAAAGTGACAAGGAGAAATAATGGGAACAGCACACAGGTTCATATACGCTTTATTTATCGCGGAGTCTAACTCGCTGGCTTACGTTGGAAATAATAGATTCCAAAAGGGCGATGATCCTTATAAGTTTATCTTTCTTGTACAGTGTGAATATCAAAGCTACTTTGAGGACCTACAGGATGAAATATATAATCACAATCGAAACTGACGATCACGAAGAAAGATTAGCGATATTGATGGCAATGGAAAATAAGATCAAGCTGGATAATATCTATTCAGAGGTATTTAGAAAGCATATTAAATATGAAGATGACCAAAGTACGACATGGGATCTTGTTTGGGAAGAGTTGAGTCAATACCTAGAGGAATAAGGGAGGGGAGTCCGAATAAATATCCCCCCACTTTTTACCCCTCCCACTTTTTTACCAGCATTTCGGAATAAACTTATAGCACACCTTATATGAAATTTTCTCAGAAGTTAGTGTAATTATTCCCCTAGAGGTTAGTGTAATTATCCCCTAGGAGTTAGTGCCGAAATACTGGAATAAAAGTCACCCAACCAATTATAAATATTAGAATACCTTGTACAAATATTTGTAACAATTGTTGCCTGTTATTGTGCAATATTGCCAGAAATTTTATCCAAAAATAGCTGAAAATGTATCCAAAAATATCTATAAAAATCGGTGAAAATGTCAGCTTATTTTGGTGACAATTTTGGCGGAAATTGTTGCCGAAGAATATCTCCAAAAACTACTATTTTTCTATAGTTCCCAGAAAAAATATTTTCTCCCAGGATTTCCCCAAGGGCCTAATGGTATTTTTTTACACCACCTATTTTATGGGATTTTTTAGAAGTCATTTTTTCCGCGATTTTTATGATTTTTTGACCTATGTGATTTCCAATACTTAACCTACATAACAATAATCACTACTTAGATCTGGACAAATGCGATGCCATGCCAAGTTTTTTTCTGCTATATAATTCAAATACTTGCAGTTCTATGCCCGATAATCTCAATTTTTAGAGCTCTTTTTTCACTATATAAGGATACAATTTTCTTAATTACATACTATCACGGCCTTAGATGCATTTCATATTACATTACAGCTATTTAGGTAGTAATTACATGGTTAGTATTGGTATAAGTAATTGTTTTAATTAGAATTTAGAATATAGTTTGATTCAATGCGAAAATAAATTAATATTTAGTGCAATGCATGATATACTCTCTATATTGAAACAAACTAACAAAGGGTAAAACAATGCAAACGAGACAAGTAGTTATTAAAGTAATTCCATTCAACCAGTTAAAACACGATATTGGGCAACTTTCAAGCTTAAAAGAAGCTGATTTTGGGAGTCTTTTTATTAATTTAGGTGTTTTAAGCTTGTTAGTTTGTTCTATTTTAACAGTACTTAAATAATTTAAAAAAAGGAGTTACTACAATGAAAAAAGTATTCAATAATTCACAACTTTGTCACATTTGGGCCAACGAATCACAAAGCGAGGGAAGTAATCCAGGGAATAGCCTATACTTTGAAGCTACCGAAATTTATAGTTATGGAAGTCATTACCTAGCAGGGAAGATTTTTACCGTAAAAGGGGAAAAATTCGCAATCGTGAATAACCACAATTATTCCAATGCTACGGCAAAGCATCTTGCGTGTATTAGATCGGCTTTGCACGGTAAAATGCCCTATTTTTGTTTACCCAATGTCTCTGACTCAAAAGACCGGGAAAATATCGATTATCTAAATCAAACTGTTTTTAATTGTTTAGACTCAATACTATCTAGCCGTAAACAATCGGGAAAATATGATATTGACCGCCTTGAAAGTACCATTAAAAATGCTAACGAGTTTTTTACCCTAGTAAACGAAAAATTGATAGTTATTACAAGTGACTTTTTAGAACTATTGAAGGAAGTGAATAGTGATAAGTTGGCCCTTAGAAAAGAGCGTGATGCCCTGAATAATAGCCCTGAAATGATTGCTAAAAAAGAGGCATCAATTAAAGCTAAAAACGCTTTATTGCAAGCTGAAAAAGCTTTATTGCAAGCTGAAAAGATTAATAAATTTAGATCGTTTGAAGCTAGATCAGTAAATATTAGACCTCACCTATTAAGAATTAAAGACGATACAGTGCAAACAAGCTCGGGCGCAGATGTCCCATTGAATGATGCCATTAAATTACTTGAATTGGTACTTAGTGACCAATGTAAAAGAGGGGATAAAATAGGTCATTTTTCACTTGATGGTGTTCTATATGATCAAGAAAATCGCGAAAGGGTTATAAAAATAGGCTGTCACGATATTTTGGTAAGCGAGGCCGTGGCCGTTTTAGGTCATTTAATTAAAAAGGAGATATAAAATGAATTTAAAAGAAATATTAGATAATCATAAAAAATGGATAAGTAATAGCGACGAAGGGGCCAGAGCTGACTTGCGTGGAGCTGACTTGAGGGGAGCTGACTTGCGTGGAGCTGACTTGAGGGGAGCTAACTTGTGTGGAGCTGACTTGTGTGGAGCTGACTTGTGTGGAGCTGACTTGAGGGGAGCTAACTTGTGTGGAGCTGACTTGCGTGGAGCTGACTCAGACTTTTCGGTATTTAGAGGACTATCCGGAATGAAATGGTTTGTTTTATTAAAAAATGATTCAGTAAAAATAGGATGCCAAGAACACACCTATAAATCGTGGAAGGAATTTTCAGATGATGAGATTTTTAAGATGAGCAATGGAGCGTTAGATTTTTACTACATGATTATTCCAGTTTTGGACTATCACTACAAAAATACTGAATGGGAAATTAAATAACCGTGGCCGTTTTAGGTCATTTAATTAAAAGGGATATGAAATGAGTGCATTAATAATATTAACCTTAAACAGTTTGGAGTGCTTAAGATGAGTTATATTACAAAATTTCAAGCCAGTAGTTACTTTGGAGTGTCTGATAAAAATAAAATCATGCGAGAAAATAAGATCGACGTAAAATTCGGTGTTGAAGAAGATTTTAACGGTGAATGGATTCTTAAAAAATCTACTTCATGCGGTAATTTACCGGATAAAATAAAAGAATATCGAAAAGCTAAAATCGCCTTAGAACTAGCTTATGAATCTATTAAGATTAAAAGAGCTGCGTGGGATAACTTATGAGTGCAAATTATTTAATTAGAGAGTATGACGCCCTTACTAAAATGATTAATGAATTGCCTAAGGGTTATATAAAAGACGCTTGCAGCCTATTACAAGATGCTTTTTATGAGCAAATAGGCTTTAATAATATTAAAGCTTGTCAGTTAAAAAATGTTATTAAATTTATTCTAAATAATGAAGGTATTCAATGAAAAAAGAATTAGAACAACTATGTCAACCTTTAAACGTTGATAAAACCGACGCAGAAATAATTGAAGAGTATGGGGAGTTAACTCTAGAGTTAGAAGAGAGCAAAGAAGCAATTGAAGAACATATGAATGATTTAGTTAATTACAAGAATGAGTTAGAAGAGATTGAGGAGAACATAGAGGCTTTTAGTGAATGGCTTAAAACGAATATTGAATCTCATTTTAAAACTGAGAGAGATAATACTTTTGATGAAATATTAACAGAATTTAACAAATTATTTAGGCCATTTAATTAAAAAGGGATATTAAAATGAAAAACCTAGACGAATATAAGAAAAAACCGGGATTAAAAAAGAGAAGCGACAAGGTAACTACTATCAACTTAACGCTATCTCAGTGGATATTTTTAAAGGAAAATAACATTGATTTCAGCAAGTTAGTGAGAGCGTATTTACAGCAAATAATGTCCGAAAACAACAAAAAAGAGGTGTAAAATGAGTTTAGTATTTATCGGATTAATTTCATTTTTTGGATCAATCGCAGCAAGTAATATGCAGAAAACTAATGAAGCAACTAAAAAGCAGAAAATCGAGATTGAGCAACTAAAAAGAGATATCGCAGCCACTAAAAAAGAAGAGGTAAAAAAATGATTGTTAAATATACCTATGTTATAGCTACTTTAATAGTAGCCATATTGGATGACAATGAATAAGTAATTAAAACAATAATTTAACACTTAATTAAGGCCTCTTTTTAGAGGTCTTTTTTGTTGCCTTATTCATGTCCTATTCCATCTAATCATCTAATCATCTAATCATCTAATCATCTAATCATCTAATCATCTAATCATCTAATCATCTAATCATCT